ATGCCAAAATATACTCCGACAATACATTATTGCGGAAAAGGTGAATATAAAGAAGCTATTGGGGCTATTTCCGTAATATTTGAAAACCACCCTTCTCCTCATAACGTGGCAGAATTATGTTATATGCTTGAATAAAGCAAAAACGACCAATTTTACTTTATTAGGTGTAAAATCGGGTGCTTATTTTTTTATTTACCGACAATCAGTGTTTATTGCGGTGCGTTCGGCCACCTAAAGCAATCCGCTCATGCAGGGCGAACAAAAAAAGAGCCGATCTTCGCAGACCGGCTCTCCATAAACGAATAAATTGTTTGCACATCGTATGAACAAAAAGTATTATTTGAAATACAGCATAACCTTTGTATGTCGGTTGGCCTCATTGGGCGTATAATCGGAGATACCGCCTTGGTGAGTTTGGACTATCTTGTCGCCCAGCACTCCTCGTTTGATTAATTCCTCGGCGATATAACCGGCTCTCGATACGCTCAAGGCATTGTTTACGGATACTGTCCCGGTCATGCTGTCAGCCGCACCAATGACGCTTACCGATAACCCGTACTTCTTCGCCACTCTCGCCAGTTCGTCGAGATTGACCAATTGGGAGGGGTCTGTCAGGTGCGACGTGCCGAGTTCGAAGAAAAAGAAGATGGGAGCACCGATGCATTCCCGTCCGGACTGCATCCGAACGGCATAGTCTGCCAAAGTGCTGTCGGGAAGATTCTCGAACTGTCCTGTTCCGAGACCAGGCACGCTATCCGGCCAGTGCTGCAGGCTGTCTGCCCGGCCATTTCCATTCGGGGCTTGTCCTTCCAATGGTGATTTTCCGTTCCAATGCTTGTTCTTCAACCTTGCCCGCAGGGAGTTCAGCCCGCTGTAATTGTTCCTCGGATAACCTTTGCGCTCGATAGCATCGTCATCATCGAAGAAATGGCTGTACGTGTCGAGCAATCCTTCGATTTCCAGTATCTTCTTCAGCTCGGCCAGCGTCCGGCTATCCTTGTCATGCTGTCCCGCGTAGCGGCTGTTCTGTTCCGACAGTACATTGATATAATCGACGAGCTGCCGATCGCGGCGGATATAGGGGCTTGGGTCTATGGCCCGTTTCCAGCCGACCTTGCCGATATGGAAAGAGAATCCGGCAGTGAGTGAAAGCATGTGGTCGCCTAACCGATTCGCCTTGCCATACCCGTCGAAGTCTTGGAAGGTGGTCGTACCGGAGAGTTCCATGAGGGCGCTTACCCTTTTGGAAATGCGATACTGCCCTTGTATGCCGTAGGAGATTGCAAACGGGTTATGCCCGTTGGTCGCATGGTGCAGCAGTCCGATACCCGCAAAGGGTGCCAGATGCCAGCGCACCAGTTTCTGCCGGACATAGCTGCCGCCAAGCACATTCCACAGCAGATCCGCATGGAGATAATGGTACTCCTGCACGGCCAGCGTGCCGTCCTTGAACTGCAACCCGTTGTAATTTATGCGTGCACCTACCCACGGGGTAAACCACTTGCCGAGGGCAAGGCTGTACGAGGGTTTCAACCTCCCGAACAGGTCTTCGCAACCGAGCGGCGTGCCGAGAAAAGCTGTCGCACCTCCGGCGATACTGACAAACCAATTGCCGTTTCCCCGTGCCGGAACGACCACTCCGTCAAGGTATAAGGGCTGTAACGGCTGCAGCAGTTCTGTGTCATCGTAACGGTACGTGCGGTGTACAGTATCCCTTTCCGTGGGTTGTACATCCGCACGGGCTTGCAGCGAACAAAGCGCCGCAATAATGAAAATGATATTTTTCGTCATATTCTTATATCCTTAATTTGTTGTTTATCCGATTCTTTATTATAAACCTTGCCATTCAACGCTTGGGCTTCTTGCCGATGGAAGGGCGCATCATGCGGCTCGCCATCCTCATGCAGCGAAGCGCCCATGCCCGGTTGTCCTCGTCTTCATCACGTCCCCATTTGAGGTCGCTTCCGCCACCTCCTCCGCCACGTGTTTCGGCAAACGTAGTGGCATCATCGACCATACCGAGAAAGAGCATCGTGGCGCAGCGCATGACTTCCGCTCCCCGTTCCGCCACGGAACGCACGAGCGTGTCGTCGAAAAGTTGCCGTTCGGAAGGCTTCATCCGCGCCGACAGTTCCCTCCACTCATCGACCATATTTTCCAGCATGGCGTCCTTGAGTAGGCTGTCCACTTTGGAGTGGACATCACGGGAGTATTCGTAGGCTTCCTCCTTGAGCTGTTCCGTGCGTTCCTCAATGGCATCCATGTTTGCCTTGAAGTCGGAAAGCTGTCGGTCGGCGGTTTGTAGCTTCTCCTGTTTGTCTGCCAGTTTCCCTTGGATAGCAGTCAGCTCTTTTTCGAGCTTTTCTTTCTCGGCAGATAGGGTCAAAGCATCATCTTTCCGGGTATCCATATCATTTTCGAGTGCCGACAGTTGAGCCTCTTTTTCGCTCTTCTCCCTTTTCAAGTTTTCCACCATCGAGGTCAAACCTTTGACTCTGCGCTCTGCCAGCCGAATGTCCGAATGGAGGGCGGACAGGACTTCCTGATGTCGGCCAATCTGTTGCTCAATGGTGGTACATTCTTCCGAGAGCATACGGCGGTATTCTTCCGTCGTCCTGTGCCGTGCGCCGGTCTCGGCGACGCTCCGGCCTCTCTCCATTCCCCACTTCGTGTTGACCTCGGCGAAAAAGTCCGTATGGAGCTGTTTCATCCTCGCGCTATATTCGAACTTGTCCTTTCCGGCGAATATCTCCTTGTACGCAAACCTCCCGTCTTTGATTGGCAGAAGCGTACAATGCACGTGCGGATTTAATTCGTCGAGGTGTACAATGAAGGCGGCTATATTCTGCTCGCCGTATCTGCCGCAAACGAATGCATAGACATCCTTCGCCCAACGTTCGATGTCGCTCTTCCTTTTGATGCGGGTATTGTCCGCACCTTTTTCAAAATCCACCTTCTGCGTGCCGAAAGCGAGTTCGTGCATCCGCTCCCGCGAACCGCCGAAAATGATGTTTACCACCGTGCGGTATTTCGGTTCAACCAATCCCTCGTTGGGGTCTTTGATCCCGCGACGGCCCAATATGTCCGCTATCCGTTCCGGGATATTGCGGCTCGTGTCGATGGGGCGAACCTTGCCTCCGGGCACAATCTCGAAGTTCAGATGTTTGCGGGTGGGGTCGTAGTTGCCCTTGCTCATGGCGTACTTCTCCGCCTCTTCGCTGCGATTACGCAGGTGTTCGTTGCCTTGGGCGGCGGTGATCCCTTTCGATACCTGAACATCGAGAACCTGTTTTGCATTTGCCATACTGTTTTCGTGTTGTTTCGGACAATTCCCCGTGTCCCAGCTTGCTGCTTGCTTGGACACTTCTCCCTGCGACGTCAGTCAGCAGGGGTATTAGGCTCCCCCTTCCCTTTGTTCAGTGGCAGACGGGCAAGCCCGGATGCCTGCTATAACTGGAAGGATATTTGAACCTGAACCGGGGAGAATTGCCCGTGGTTATACAATCTCTGTCCGCGAATCCCCGTTCAGCTTTCCTCTTGTGCCTTCGCCAGAAGCGATAAAAAGGGCTTGCGAAGCGATTCAAGGCGTTTTGTCTCTTCGTCCGTACCGAACTCTGTCCCGTCCGGCTTTCCTTCGATAACAAGCTCTGCAAGCTCTTTCGAGGCTTCGATGAACGCCGCCAATTCTCCGCCGAGGTCGAGCCGGAAGAACTGCACGAGCGGCGAGCCGTCGTCGAACCTCGATTTACGCAGTACCCGTCGCAGGGCGGCATGGGCGATACATTCCAAGACGATCCCACGCAGTCGTTCTTCTGACCGGACAGTCTGTGCCGATGTCGTGCCGGAAGGATTGTCCGGATAGATACGGCTGTCCCGTCCGGCTATCTCCGTCAAGGTCTGGTGAATGATTTGTCCGCATGATTTGCCTACATCGAAAGAGGTTGCCCTGCCGATAATCCAGTCGTACAGTGTTTCCTGTATCCTTGTGGCAAAGTCCGCTTCTTCTTGTCCGCTGTCCGGCATGGCAGGCGTGCCGGTCCGCAGGGGCATGGTAATGACGACGCTTTTTGCCAACCGGGTGCGTTCCAACTGCCCGAGCGCTTCGAGCGTGTCCAAAAAAGAGCGGACAGTAGCCCGATGCCAATGCCACTCCGAGGCAAGGTCGGAAACGGTTACATGGCACTGGCAGGGAGAGAGGTCGTAGTCCTGCCTTCTTAAAAACGGGGAGACGAAACCTGCCAGCGATTTATCCAACAAATCGTAGTAGGCTTCCGTCCTCGTCTTCCGCTCGCCGACTTTTTCTTTCAGGTAGTCGAACACTTCCACGTTCGCCAGTATGGCGGCGGGCGCTTCATTTCTATTTCTCATTTTCGTTCTGTTTTTGATGATTCATAATGTGCGGATAGTTTCAGGTTGCCATTATCCGCATTATCGTGGCAGCCTCGCGTGATGATATTATGATAACTGTCGGCTAATGCTCCGGGATATTCCAGCCATTCGAGGAATTTGCGCATGTCTGTCCTTTCGGACATGACTCTTGCAGACGGGTAGAACAGGGCAGCCAAAAGAACAAAGGAGATGGTTACGGACATCGTGTACAGATGTGGCACGAAGCCGATGACCAATGCCAAGAGCGCAAACCAGACGAAACGTTTCGGCCGGTCGAGCAGACCGCGCATCCATCGGTCCGCCCGCCGGAAAGAGGCCCATGCGGCACACACGATGGTAGATGGCACGACACCGAACTCACCGGGGTGTCCGCTCGTATAGACATAATGAAAGAGGAGCAGTACGATAAGCAACACATGGGCGTACAGCCTGCGGGCTTTTTCGCTCCACACCATCTTATCGTAGAATCTTGCCATGAAGTAACGCCTGCTTCTGTACAATAATGCCGGAAGGACGACAGGCATTGCAAGAAATACAAATTGTAATATAATCCAGGTCATAACAGGTAATAGGGTTTTGAAGGTATGTGAACGGACCGTACCACGAGTTCCAAGTGGACAACCCCGTGAGTGGCCAAGCGGATAATGGTCTCGGCGTCTTCGGCTGTCAGGGACGACGCGCCTTTCTTCATCCGGGCCTTGAATGTACCGTTCTGCTTACGATATGTAGCCAGTGCCGTGTCCAGATCATGCTCCGGAATCGTCCACGTCATGCCCCGGTTGTATGTGCCGTGCGGTTTGCAGGCACGCAGTACCAGTGTGCGGGACACCAGAAAGTCAGTCCGGTTGTTTCTCGGAATGACGTGCTCCTTGTAGAGGTTGTCATCGGCCACCTCTATCCACGTGCGATACGTGTTGATGCAGAAAACCATTTGGCGGTATATCGTGTTTCGCATAGTGCCTGTTTTACATGAAGTCCAACAGCACGTCCTCCTGATTCTTTTTGTACTTGAAGCTGCCGTTCCCGGCGTGGAGTTTCAGGTCGAGACACAGGTCGCCGTACATCAGCTCCAGCGAATCGTAGATCGTTGCGATGATACGGTTTACCTTGCCGTCCGCGTCTGTCCGGGCGTTCATCTTGAACATCTGTCCGAAAGCGGGATTGGAGTAGGCACAGGTGCTATGGCCGGATTTCTCCAGTCCGACCGGCACATGGTGGTAGAGCGTAATCAGTTCCATGTCGTCCTCGAATATGTCCATGACTTCCTCCAGATCATAGGAGTCCCGTAGCGGGAACGTGAGCAGAACGTAGTCGCCGTAAAATTGCGGCTCCTCCATCGTTGCCACATTGAGAAGCTGCGGCATTTGCAGGGGCACGAACGACATGAAGTCATCCAGAAAGTGTCGTAACATAATCATATATCGTTTATTTTGTGAATAGGCTTTTACAATGAGGCGATGAATATTTCCATGAGCATACCGGGCAGCTCGTCCAACCGGTCGCCTTCCGACGGCAGGATTCTGCGCAGTTTCTCGAACGCGGCAGGCGTTTCTGCGGCCATACTGTAAAGGGTTTCCTTATCTTCCGGGGACAATAGCGTCATGCAGAGGCCGTCCAAGGAAGCATAAGGTTGTAGAATCATCCAGACATAGGCTTGTGCCTGTTCGGGCGTTGTGACCTTCCCACGGCGTATGTTGTCAAGACAGGCACGCACGTTCTGAATCAGCCGACGGTCGGTACGTAAGGCCATGTATATCGTGGCGTCCTTGTAAGTGATTTCCTTGCGTCCGGCGGCGAAAAACACCTCGGAGCAGCATTTCTCCGTGTCACGGGTGATGTCGGCCATATTCGCTTCGCCAAGCTCGTACAACCCGGACAGGAAAGCCCGAAAAGCGGCATCCTCTTTTTCGATGAATCTTTTGAGGTCTCCGTTCCCGTGTATTCCGCTGTTCAGGGTTTCGGCAAGCACGTTACGATATGCTGACAGAATTTGCTCCTTGCTACCCCGACAGGCCGGACGTTTATCCAGTTCTGCGAAAAACGGACGGATCTCTTCGGCGGAACGGCACAATTCCACGTCCCCGGCATAAGGTGAGAAGCGTTCTTTCAAAACCAGCACTTCTTTGTAGGTGCGAGGTTTCGACATCGCCAGCCGGGAAAGTTCTGAACGGACGGAATCGTGCAGCAGAATGCACTCCTCTCGTATGTCGGAATGTGTCCGATAAGCCGTGTCCCGGTGCATGGCTGCGGTCACGGAGTCTTTCAAGGTCCGCCACTTTCCGATATAAGCGGTCAAGTCCTCAAAGGAAAGTTCTTTTTGCCCGCGTACTTCGGACAGATACTTCCGGTACAGATTGGCTGGAGTGGACTGGGCTTCGACCAGTGATTTGCCGTTCGTACTGTCGCATGATGTGAGCGTGAAAACGGCAGTAGAAACGGCAGAAAGTCCAGCAATGGAGAGTATGATTTTTAAGTATGATTTCATATGATTTATAGTTTGATTTTGTATTTATCACCGCAAATCTAAGTATAAATTTCAAGATGTCAACCGCCGAAATTTATTTTATAAGCTATTTTTAACATTGTACTTAATAGTTTGATTTTCAATGAAAACAAGTGAAGATAACGGGATATTCAGAGGGTTTCTCATACTATTTTTGCTCAAAGTATGGTTTAGTTTAAAATAAAACTCTTACATTTGTACTTATTATCATAGAAACGCACAGTGATATGGCAAAAGTAGGTTACATATTCAAGGCGGACCGTTACGACGGACTCGAGGCTGACAAAGAGTGGATGGAGAAGTACGGTTGTGTACAAGTGATAGAGGAATCGGTCGATAACGAAGCACTGCGTCCCAAATGGAAACAGCTTGTAGCGAATCTCGAAAGAGGCGACGAAATCGTGGTGGCCAAATTCAGCAACGCTCTCCGTGGGTCGCGCGAATTGTCCGCGTTCATCGAGTTGTGCCGAATCAAGGTGGTGCGTATCATATCCATCCATGACCGGATCGACTCGCGGGGAAAACTGTTCCCCGAAACGACGGCTGCCGATGTGCTGGAGATGTTCGGGGCGCTTCCCGAAGAGGTGGCGGTATTGCGGTATTCGTCCGCGCATGTCATGAACCTGCAACAGAAAGCGAAAGTCCCGAAAAAAACGATGAAGGCGATGGATAAGGCCGACCGGGAGAATACCATCGTTGATATGTATGTCAACGGTCATTCTTTCGAGGACATCATGGCGGTAAGCGGGTACAACAGCCGGAGTTCGGTGTTCAGCGTGCTCAACAAGCATGGTGTCGAACTGAACCGGGGAAAATTCAAAGGGCCGTTGGGCAAACGTAAACCGAAAGACGGGCAATAAGCCTTTATTCTCGCCGGATTAAAATGAAATATTTTTTGAGAATTAGGGCTATATGCTTTCTATTCTCGCTGATTTTTAGTATCTTTATATTAACTTTAAACATTGTAGAATATGGGAGAACTTATCGTTTTTATAGTGGTTTTCTATGTTATCGGAAAGATTCTGAAAGCTATTTTCGCTGGTTTCAGCAAGAGTGATTACCATCATGACCGGTAAACGGTGGCCGGGGCTTGCCTGTCCTGACTGCAGGATACGGACTTGCATGCTTTTGATGTCCCTTTCCTCTTATCGGCGGCTTTCCGCTTGTCTGCGGGAATAGAACGGTTCGTGCCGAAGGAACATCGTGAGGTAAAAGGGGGTTATCGTTTCCGTAATATTATCAGGCCGGCAATTCAGGCGACAAAGAGATATGTTATTATCTTTGCGACGGATTTTATAATAAAACAGTATGACAAAAGCGGATATTATTGCCCGGATCGCACAGGATACCGGAATAGAAAAGTCGGTAGCGACAACTGTAGTAGAGGCATTCATGGAGAGTGTCAGGGAGTCGATGATCGCCGGGAACGAGGTGTTCCTGCGAGGGTTCGGAAGTTTCATCCTCAAACAGAAGGCGGAGAAAAAGGCTCGTAACTTTTCAAAGAACACGACTATCGTGATCCCGGCTCACCATGTTCCTGCGTTCAAGCCCGCAAAGACATTCTTGGATGCGGTAAAAGAGGGAAAATAAAGAAAGTATAAACGGTTTTCTTCATAAGTGTGTCGGGAGACCGCTGTGCAATGGTTACACAGGATAACAGGACGCCGCGACTGTCTTTTGTGGACGGTTGCGGTATTTATTTTGCCGTATGTTATAAAAAAGGAGCTGGCACAAAGAGCCGGCTTTCATCGGCGGCTCTTTGTGTTTCCTTGCTTAATCCGTCACCTCGTAATAATAACTTAACTCGTCATCTTTCAGGTTCTCTACCGCATATTGACCTGCCTGCTCCCAAAGGGTGTTGTAAAGTGTCGCAAATTCCGGTTTCGTTTCATAATACTGCCAGATTTTATGATTGAGTACCAATATCAGTTCTGTGAGGTATTTATAGTTATCTTTCCATCCCTCGAAAGCACGTTTGAAAGTGTCTTTTATAGCTGACAGACCGAATCGGTCCGCTATTGAGAAGTCCTCCCAAAAAGTTGTCTGTAACTCGTAACCGTTTTCTCGCATAAATTCTCTAAATGTCATACGCTTTAAATTTTAAGTTTGAACTGTTTTTTGTTTTTCCCTTTGGTACAATCCCGTACCGAAAGGCTGATTATTTTTCTGCCCACGGGATTGGCGGCAAGTGCGGGCAAGGAGGCAACGGTAAATACGCTCTCCAACGAAGGCGGAGAGGAAGATTTTCCGGCTGCAAGCGCCAGCGGTCCTTGTCGGGACTGGTAGCCGACAATCGAACTTTGCAGAAACAATAACCGGGCTTTCGGCATGGAGTGTGTCTGGGAAACGGCTGTAAAGAGTAAAACGGAGAGGCTAAGGTGTTATAAGAGGATTGCTTTCCGGCTGGATAGCCGGAGTACAAGGGGGGGGGGACGGACCGCACTTCGATAAAAGGGAAAAGGTTATGAAGATATAAAGGGGTAATTCCGGCAAAAGGATTCAGGACACATCTATTGCCAATGTATCCCGAACCCGTACCGGTCATTATCTGTACCGAATGTTTAGGAAACCCATTTGTAACCTTCGTCCGTCAGTTCAAAATATTCGTCCATTCCCGGTTTCACAAAAAACATGATTTCAAAGGCTTCGTTGCTTCCACCTTCGGGTATCGTCATGTCGATTTCTCCATTGCGGGCTGTTCCTCTTCCCGTATTGAAACCTAAGTCTTCGTCTGCATAGGCGTAATGAAATTCCACATCCGGAAATATTTCGGAAAGTTTTTGGATAAGCTGTGGCACGCCGTTCCATGCCGTATCGAACCAAAGTATGTTCGGCTCTTCAAAACTCTGGTTATAGGCATTCCATTTTGTACCCCATGTGGCGATAGACCACTCAAACCAAGTGGGATAACCGTACTTTTTCCGGTTTTCCAGATACGTTTCTCCAAGTTGCAGCGCTTCTTGTCTGTCTTTTTCCGCCAATCCTCTCATCCATTGAACGGCTCTCAAATCGTCATCGTCCAATAAAAAATAGAATGGCTGCCGCTGCATTGCTTCGAGACATCTCATACCGAAATCTCCACTACTGTTTTTTTCTATCAACAGTTCTTCGGGCATAGGAATGATGTTGTTGAAGTCGATGTAACAAGGCGTATTGTCATCATCGGTTTTACCTTTTAAGAAATTCATTACTTTTTGTACTGTTTCCCGGTCTGCGTTTATTTCTAAACGGTTTGTCACATGATTAGGCATAATCTTAGTTTTTTGAAATTGTTAATACTTATTTCCCCTCTTGTCGGCTCTTTCTTCCTGAACCGCTTTTGGGTTTTACGGATGCGGTACATGGCTGTCGGGAAAACTTCATACGGTGGCTTTTCTTGCCAAATTACTCTTACCCCTGTAAGGAAGAATTTTGCAAGAAATGCACTTCAAGCCACCGGATCAAGTGCGACGGCCTACCTTTGCATCTGGTAAAACCAAACCGGTGATGGAAAGAAGAAAAGACGGGAGATATGCGAAAGACCGGGGTCGGTATAAAGGGTGGATATTGCTCCGTGAGTGATTATAAAAAAGGAATAGGGCTGATTATAAAAGGTGACGGTTCTGCGTTCGGCCATTCGATAAAGGATACCGCAACCACCTCTGGCGGGTGCATTGCGGTATTTGTGGACAGCATTTTATGCTGCTTTGTCCGGCTTGCGCTGCCTTGTTTTCCAGCCGTACACGGCGGCTACATACGGATAGAGGGAACGTGTTCTCCGGCGGAAACCTTCTTCGTCGATTTCACGGTTGTAAATCTTATCGGCGATACGTTCCGCTTCGTCACGGTCTTTGGCGATACGATATAAGGCGTAGTTCGTACCGTCATGATGGCCCATCCGTCCGCGAATGTTGTAGCCGTCGCCGTACCATTCTGCATCGTCGCACTGGGATTTCAAAATATCGGCAATGGTGCTGCCCAATATTTGATAGCCTTGTCTCCGGCCTTTCCATAATCCCAAGTTGCCGAACACGACAATAATGCCGTCCACTTCTTTATTTAGGTTGCTCCGTTCATCATCCAACCAGCGATATACTTCTTCAGCCCATTCTTCGTCGCTGACCTCGTAACTGTCATCGTCCAATATTTCCCTCTGGGAATTTTGATAGTATTCTTTTGCCTTTTCGTCCAACAGGTCATAGCTTGACCAAATTATCTGTTTCATACGCTTTGAATTTTAAGTTTGACTTTCATTTTTTATCCCTGCCTTCGGAGGGTTTCCCTCGTCCGGCGGAATTTGATTTTACGTGCGGACCACAAGGCGGACAGAAGGGAAATAAGGCAAGGAGGAAGCGGATAGTCCCGTGGACGGTTTCATTTGTGTTGAACAAGTATTGACGAGCTTGCGAGTTGATGGTTGTTAACCACAAATGAATCCGCGCCTTGCCGATTCCCGACCGCCTTAACTTTGCACGGGAAAATCAATGGACGACGGCGGACTCTTCGTGTGGAGTATGAAGGAGTATAAAAGTGGGGACGTTCCGGAACGGTAACGAGCAAAACAAAAGCGGCTTCCAAGCCGCTTTGTCCGGATAAGGCAGAGGTTATTTCTTGCCTTTTCCCGGTTTCTTTTCCGGCTCGGCGGGAGTTTCCTCCTTTTCGACGGCCGGATAGAACTTGGTGGTGACCATCACGATACGGCTGTGCTTTACGCCGTCCTTGTCGGACCACTCTTCGGGTTTGAAATAGCCCTCCACGGTCAGGAGCGTACCTTTGGTCAGTTGGTCGAACGAACCGGCATTCTCTTTTTTGCGCCATGCTTCCATGCTCATTAGAGCTGATATGCGGCTGGTTTCATCGCCGTTCTTCTCCTGACGGCTGATTGCCAATGGGAAACGTGCTACACTGGTGTTGGTGAACTGGCGGATTTCAGCGTCCTTTGCTACGAATCCGGTTACTACGAAACTGTTCTCGATCTTTTTCATTGCGATTGTTTTTTGAAGTTAATAAATCATTTTTACGGTGCGGAAAAAGTAGGTGCAGTCAAGGGGATGCACCAAGGATAGCGCATAAATACTCTTTATTTTGGAGCGCAGCCCCAAACCGAAGGCCCGATAAAGGAAGATTTATGCGGTACGCCATTGGTCAAGGCCGCATGGCCGTTCCCGTCTGCATACTAACTTTGCAACGGAATAATGATGATGACTTCGATAGAAAACGGTCGCGAAAAAGACGAGGCAAGACAGATCGTGGCGGATTTTGGTTCGAAAGGACTTGTCCGCCTGACAACACAAGGGACGGCTTATTCCGGCATGAAGCCGGGAAGAATACCAGGGATAGGAAACATGCCGTTCACTGGCAAGATGGAAACGGCACAAGCGGGTATGCCGTCCGACCAACCCATAGGGCTGCTTTTGCGGTGGATTTCAACGGATGGAGAGCCGACAATCGGCGTGTACGGTGTATCAGTGTGGGGCTGTCCTGCCTGTTCCCGGTCGAAGGAATGGAGAAACGGCAAAGGGAAAAAGGCAGGACGCTGCCTTGTGTGTAAAGCGGCGAGGTAGCGTTCGTGCGAGTGAACGTTCGATATAAAAGGATATGGCGTAGCCAGAAGGTATAAAGGGGTATTTCCGAAGGAAACGGTATGAGCGTATGTTCGAAAATAAAAGAGGGTATCGCACCGGCATATCTGTCTTAGCCGGTGTAAACGGGCTGAAACTGATACTACAGCCCGTTACTGTATTTACCTTTTTTCTGTTTCGGTCTGTAATTCTACCGGCTCGTCATCCCATGTCAGTTCTTTGCCGAGAAGTTTGTAAACAGTCCCTTTGGGGAGTTCTATCTCGATTGGTATGTTGTACACTTCTTCCAAATACTCCCAATGCCCACAACGGGCTTTTCGGGCATAATCCATTCTGTTCCGTCTTTATTTACTGCCAACCATGCCATAATATTACATTTTTAATCTGTTTCTTTGTGATAATTTTATTCTTCTTGTGTTATCATTCTCTTGCTGTATTCCAAAATTTTATCCATCGTAAGCCACTCCGGTTTTTCGTCCTCTTTGAAACTATCATGCAGTTTTATCATAAACTCAATTTGCAATTTTTCGTCACCAGCCCATAAGGATTTGGGGTGTCTGTTACCGTAATTAAGGTAATACTCACAATCTGACTGTAAGCGTCCTAATAACTGGTATCTGAAAACTGAATCTCTGTGTATTACTTCGTCTACCGTTACTCTTCCATTTGAATTTGTTACATCGTTTGCCATAATCTATAAAATTTTAAGTTTTCTTTTTTTCCCTCTTGTAGCACCAACTACTTTCGGGCCTGATTTAATTATGTCGCCTCGAAAGGTGTCATGGCTCTTTATGCAAGGTTTTACGATTAAATACTACCCGTGCGAAGCGGAGGGTGGAGATTTTGTCGTGAACCGTCAGGCTTGACCTTGCATACAAGAAAGACATGACAAGTACCTTTGCGACACAATTCATATCAGGCAGCCCGAAAGCGATGTGCGAATACAGGGAAGAGAAGGTCTCTTGCAAAAGGTCCGATAGTTTATATAAAAGGGTTGCAGCGAAAAGAAAAATATAAATGGATATTCCAGGCTGTATAAGAATTTTGATTGTGAGGATAAAAAAAGGTATTGAGCCAGCATGTTTATCGTGAGAAAAGAAACGGGCTGCAACTGGCAGTTCCAGTTCAGCCCGTAAAAGTACATCGGAGGTCTCTTGCCTGTTCCCGTCAGAAATGGGCTACCATAATCCGATGTTTGAAAATTCTGTTTTTATTGCTCGGTCGCCGTTGGTTTATCCAGATATGGTGTGCTCCGTATCCGAATATGAAATACTCATCGAGCGGGGTTTCGTTCTTCAAGCGTTCCATACTTGCACGAAGTTCGGTTTCATCGACTGAAAGAAGAATCGTGTTCATGATTCGGAAATAGATTTCTTCCGCTTCATCGCTATAGCGGCAAAAGACGTGTTCGATTGTTACATTCATAGTTCTATTGGTTTGATTGAGGTGTTTCGGGTACATTAGTCATTATTGATTCTCCGTCTTGATTGAAAATCTCTATTGTCGGGTTGCCGTCGTTTTCTTCGGGGAGCATGAATTCCGATGTATCGGTCAATGCTTGCCACTCTTCATAGCAAAGACGGTTGTCAATGATGTTCGACACGTCCTCACAGTTCCATGAGCGGACGATTGCCTCGGCTTCTTCGTAACTATTTGCTTTCACACTGAAATAATCCCGTTCCCAACTTGTAACCTTACGGTCTTGATAAAATTTGTATTTTCCCATTATCCTTGTTTTTTAACTGTTTACTTCTACAATATCCTCGATTCTGCCATATAGTATCGAGCGTAATGCTGTTTTGTCAGTAGCATAATACTCGTGAATACTTCCGTACTGTTTGACGAAATACCGTTTGAGAACGTCGGAAAAGTCAAAGTGATAACCGCTCAAGGCAATTCCACGTTTGAAATAAATGCTCTCTCGCACGTTACGGGTAATCCAGTTTTTTTCTTCCCGGTTTAACTTGCCTCCGTTATTCAGGTGTACCCGCAATTTGTAAACCTTGCTGTCCTGTAATATCTCCAGTTCGGGAATGTCCCATTTGACGAATTTTGTTGCTATCTGTATCATACGTTTGCTATCGTTTAATCATGGATAACCACTTCATCACGGTATTCTGAAATTTCCTTGCCGCTTTCAAGGCAGACAACTATGGTATTGCCATAGTCGCCCACAATTGTGCCTTCCGTGTAACCTTTATATGGATCGTGTAGCGTGCAGGATAAGCCGATAATATCGCTGTCTTCTTCGTATTCGTACATAGTGAATGTGTTTTAGGTTACAGTTTGATGTTCCATTTGCCTTGCGAGAATATCCGAAAGCTCACGTATTCGTCCTCTAACTCGTATGTCAGTATGCGGATATAGATTTTGTCTTTGGCTGCCAAAGAGGCTACCAGTTCATCAATTTCTTTTTCCGGGTATTCCCAACGGGAAGAAAATTCGGCATCTACCGTGTCGCCATACCGGTTGACAAGGCCGTTGAAATTATCGTCCAGAAATGCCTCTATCTTATCGAGGTCCTGTTTGTTTTCCGTACTTGCGTGGAAAATGTTTGTTGCATAGTTTGCCATAACTCTGAATTTTAAGTTTTCTTTTTTCCCTCTTGTAGCATCTGCTACTTTCGGGTTTGATTTAATTATGTCGCCTCGAAAGGTGTCATGGCTCTTTATGCAAGGTTTCACGATTAAATACTACCCGCGCGAAGCGGAGGGTGGAGATTTTGTCGTGAACCGTCAGGCTTTGACCTTGCATACAAGAAAGACATGACAAGTACCTTTGCGACACAATTCATATCAGGCAGCCCGAAAGCGGATGTGCGAACACAGGGAAGGGAAGAACTCGTATAAAAGGTTGATGGCTTATAAAAAGGGGGTGCAGCGAAAAGAAAAATATACCGTAGAATGTTTTCTCTTTGTGCTGTACAATAGGGAACGGAGTATTTTAATGAAGTCTGGGAGAAGGTTTAGTTTAGTCCGTTAGCCTATATATATGCTAAATCAAAGTAAACTATATTTAGGCAGACAAATTTGCCTGCCTATAAGTTTTTCCTTACCTTTGTATGAACTAAAGAAGACTTGTTTTTCTTTTGGCTGCAATGGCTCTTGGAAGCTCAAATGTAACTGTCGAACGAGGAAAAAAATTCTGGAAGGAAGCTGTTCAAGAAGTCCCGATTATAAGCAAGTGCAAGGAAAGAAACAGAGTGAAAACAAAAAATCGGGAAATGACTTTAATTAGCAATTTTGTTTCTTATTTGTTCCTCAATTAAAATCATAAAATTTTCAATAATTTGATTTTCAGACTATTACATGTAGTATTTTTGAGGAATTAAATTTATTGTCAAGTTTGTTGATACGCATAAAAATCATCACCTCTTGTTAAGAGAGAGATAAAACATTGCAAATATAAGCAAAATAGATAAATAGACCATATTAAAATGTTTTTTCTTCACACTCAATCATTTAGAAAATTGGTAATATTTAGGAAAAATAAAGATTCTAATCGCATAATCTATTAAAAGACAGTACAATTAGGATATAAATCTTCTCTCTTAACAAGAAATGACAACTTTTCCTAAACAGTTGTAGTATTATAGCTCTCTCAGAATACTGAAATTAGCCTTGTCCACTACGGAGTTATCCAATGAAGCCAGATAAATTTGCGTAGTCATTTCCGAATCATGTCCCATCCCCTCGCTGATGACGGAAATCGGAACATTCTTGCTTTTGGCTGCGCTTGCCCATGAATGGCGGGCACAGTACATGCTCAGAGTAACGGATATATCGGCCAGTCCGGCTATTTCTTTCAGTTTCCGGTTTATTACGGACATCACATTCCTGTACTGCTTGTTCGTATCTTCAAAAGGATATTTCAATATTGGCAGAAGATAGGGACTGAGACTGTTTTCCGGATACTTGCCGACAATCTCCTGCATACATTTTTCCCACCTGATAACCAGCTGCTGCCCGGTCTTTCGTCTGCGATACGATAAGAAGCCGTTCTGAAGATCTTTCTTTTTCAGGTGAGCCATATCTATGAACGACATGCCACGGGTATAGAAGCTGAACAGGAACATGTCCCTTGCAAATTCCAGATTAGGCTGCAAAGACAGATCCAGGTTCTTCATGCGCTTGATGGCGGATAAGGGAACGGCACGCTTGACGGTCTTGTCCACTCCCGTATAGACATGCCTGAAAGGATTGCGCTGTTCCACCAGTTCCTTTTCCAGGGCACGGTTATATACCGCCCTCAGAATACGCATATAGAATGAACTGGTATTCCGTACGACACCTTTCCCATGAAGATAGGCTTCATAAAGCTGCATCAAATCCGAATCAATTTCAGACAGCAGAATATCCCGGTCCTGCCTGAACTGCATGAAACTTTTCAGGGTGCAGGAATAGTTCTCGACCGTGCGTATCTTGCCCATCTGTCTGAGATGGGCGATGACACCCTGCATGAAGTTGAAGAATGACTGTTCATCCGTTCCGTTCTGAAAGGAACCAATAATCTCATCCGCCGTAAATGTACTTTTCTGATTTCCCAATTTACGAATGGTCATTTCAAACCGCTTCAGGTCCCATTTCATACGTTCCTGCAAGGAGAGAAGCAGATTGCTTCGCTCTGAATTACCGATGATGATATTGTTTTCAGCATCATTCCATTCATCTGCAAATATCCGGTAATCCGTCTTTAACTGACGGATTACACGGTCCTGGATAATCTGATAATAGACGGTACCTTCCTTTCCCTCTATGATGGAAGGTCTGAATTTTGCTTTTACACTGGCCATAGGCTATTTTTTAGATTCGTTCCCGATAGACTTGCTTTTGATGGACTTCGCCTTGCTGTCCAACTCCTTTGCAGCCTGCTCTTTCAGGCGTACCTGCTCGGTAAGGGCAGCCTGCTTCCGGACGGCATCCTCGTATGCCTCCACGTCCTCGCGTATCTGTTCAATACCGGCATTGTCACGGTTCAGTTCAAAAATGTTTTCCAATTCTGATATTTCATTCGGAGTGGCTTCACCTTTCATCTTGATATAGCGGTATTTCAAATCGTTATCCATACGGTCATTATCAGGTCGCTTTTCGATGTAGAAAGCCACAGATACAACTATTGAGTACGTTACCAGTATGATCAGGGTCCAGAATATATAAGGTGTATCTATGCTGATGCTGTGTCTGTGACAGACTACATCTGGTTCTTCCATCCTGTTCCTGACGGAAGTAGAAAGCGATTCCATCTTCTCCGATATGTGCAGGATGGTGTCTTTCTCTGTTTGGGCGAACCGTTCCAGGAACTCGTTCTGATTCTTGTGGTACGCCTGCTGTTCGCTTTTCAATACAGACAGGGTTTCCATGAACTTGTCCGGCATGGAGTTTCTTTTCAGTAGATTGGCTGTATCGCCCTTGATCATGACAAGAGCCTCCAGCACACGTTTGAAGCCTGTCTTTAAGGCATTCAGTTCCTGTATGACCTCTTTGTCCGCTTCGGCATCACCGCCCGCCGATTGAGGCATGGACAGCCCGTTTATCTTGTTTTCGATTCTCTCCAGGCATCCGTAGATGCTTTCCATAAACTCTTCCTGTTTCATAAATTCATTGACTTTAACGTTTTACACTTTAATGATTGATTGTTTGGGGCAGACTTATAATCCAAGCCCTTTCCGTTTCTTTTTCTTCTTGCGCTTGCGCAGCAGTTCGTCATACGGGATCTGTTCTTCCGGAACAGACTCGCCAAAAGAAGAAAACAACCCCAGTCCGTTGCTTTCAATAAATGCCATATTGGATGGTTCCTGTTCCTTCCGGTTGCGGTTTGACGGAGCTTGATTTTGCTTTTTAACCTCTAAATCCACTCCGGTATCCGGACTGTTTCCGCCCAGAATGGCATTCAGTTTTGCAAAGCTGAACTCCCTGCTGATTTGCGAGCCTTTGAAGGTCAGGCCGTCTTTGGTAAGGCGTATGCCTTGAATGTCACCGGCGGATTTCATTTTGCCGCCTCTTCCGACAAATTCCAGTTTTATACCCTGCAAGGCCAGACCGACCACAAGTTCTTTCCATGTCCTGGCGCGTTTCAACGCTTGCTTCACGGCATGATAAATCTCGTATTTAATGCGTTCCGAATCATGCAGTTTCGTTACATTGGTTTTGCCTTTATCCTCCGCATAGGTCAGTCCGTACTTGTCTTTAAGTCTTTTGGTGGCAATCTCATTACGCTTGTAATCGCCCTGTGAGGAGATTACTTTACCATCATAACCGATGCGGTTATAGACCAGATGGCAATGCGGATTGTCGGTATGGTGATGCCTTACCAGTATGAACTGGGTGTTCCTGATGCCCATCAGATCCATGTATTCCATCGCTATCTTAGCCATGAATTCATTGCTCAATACCGGCTTGTCTTCCGGTTTGAAGCTTAACGCGATGTGTCCGACGGGCTGTTTTATCTTCGGATTAAGCAGGCACTGGCAGTTGAAACTGTCCGCTATTTCACGGTTATTGCCCAGCAATACGCCATCGGAACCGATGATCTCGGCATTGTCCTTTCCCATCACGTAGCGGATGCAACCGCCAAAGGATTTGCCTTTCTTGATTTTGCCTATCATGTATTTCTCCTTTCCACTTTTTTATATTCGTTCATGATCACTTTCAGCTTTTCGAGCAGTTCCATGACGGCATTCCTTGTCCGGTAGAATCCTGTCTGGTGGGACAGCCTGGCAAGCTGGTTCAGGTTGTTCGCCATTCCCACAAGATTGCGTATGACGGCTGCTTCCTCCGTCGAATGCCTGGCCACAATCCTTGCTTCGAATGCGGCTTCCCGGATGAACTCCGCCAATGTGCGGTTCGCCTGTCTGCTGCGGTGCAGCAACCGCTCGTAATCAATCCTGGAGAACTTTACCGTCACGGATTTGGAAAGCTTGCGGATACCACTTGCTTTCGGTCTGCCTCTGGGTCTGGTTTTATCCTTGTCACTCATATTACTTGGTTTACTGTGATTGGTCATTTTACTGTGATGATATGTCCTGCAATCTGCGACCGTTGGGAGCGGATTGCCTCCGCGACTCCGGGAGTGGAGCGAGGTTTTCGGGATGCCCGAAAGATAACCTCGCTAACTCCCGAAACTGATGTTCCGTCCGTTGACCGCCTCTGGCGGGTTCTGAATGCCGGAATGCCATCATTCCATGATGCGGATGGATTTTGCACCGGGTGTCTTTTACAGTTTGCGCCACCGCTCGAAGTCTTCCGAATAGATTTCAAGATGCTGCCGGGCGATATTTTCCAGCAGTCCTGAAACGCTCATCCTCCGGCTTCCGAGCTTGCGGACATACTCGTCCAGCCTGTCCCTTACCTCGCAGCTCACGAATACGGGCTTGCGGTCTTCTATTCTGGGAACTTGCAGGAATGTGCTGCGGTACTCTTCCAGTGACAGCCTGCGTTGCCTGCCGCTAATCCGGCACTTGGATGCAGGAGCGGAACCGTCTTTCTCTGCCGGCTCCTGGATCCCGGATTGTTCCGTGACTGTTGGCAGGATTTCATTCCCGGCATGCTCAGTAACCTCTCCTGCACTTTCAGGGTTTTCACACTCAGGAAGGAGCTGTGACATTTCCGTACCTGTCATAGCTTCCCACCGCTCTTTGTCAAAGCTTTTTCTTGTAGCCATAATCTTTGAATTTTAATAAGTCAATACAGTGGTCTTGGTATGTACCTTGACCGGTTATCGGCAGCAAAGAAAGTGTGTATAGTGCACTGTGTCAAGCAAATGGAGTGAGTGTGGCAATTATGACCGGTTCTGCATTATATGCACCGGACAAACGGTGGCGACTGCTGTGATTTGCCACACCCGCACGGGCGTCCATGGAATCTGGCAATGATTTCATGGCAGTATGGAGACTGAATCCAACGGACACTTTACCGGATATAGGATAACCCGTTGCAATCGTACCGGTATACTTGCTACAGTCAGTTCAGGCAGTAATAATCATATGGCGGCTTTGCTCAGTCGGGTCATACTGTCCACCGGCCATGCAACATGATGACAGATGATGAAACAGACCGTCAGCCGTCTGCAAATCCATTGCAGTGTGATTATTACTGCTTTAATTTGTACCGGGAACAGGAAAGACAGACCGGTGGCTTGCTGCAGCCATGCCACTTGTTCCCTCCTGTCAGATGTATCGGATAAGGCAGTAAGCCGGCTTTGCCTTGGCGGTACAAGATGGAAACAGTATCAAATGGAAGTAAACAATGAGATTATGGAAATAGTAAGTTTTGAAAAAAGAACCTTTGAGGAGATGGCTGCCAAGTTGGATTACTTCGTGCAGCGGATGGATGACCTCTGCCGACAGCACGGGGAGAAGAAGGCAGAACGATGGATGGACAGTCATGCCGTCTGCCGGAAACTGCGTATCAGCCCGAGGACATTGCAGACCCTCCGTGACAACGGCACACTCGCCTTTACCAAGATTGGCAACCGCACCTACTACCGTCAGGAAGACGTGGAACGGGTCATTGTGGATGTGGAAGAGAGACGGAAAGAGGCGAAATGGAAAGGCAAAAGCATTTAGCAGTTGAAGTATCAATTAAAGACAAACCGTATGAGTAGTGAAATCAGAGAAAAAGACCATGAGTGGGTATGTAAATTCCACTCGAATTTCGACCGGCTTCTGGCTTCGTTCGAAAAGTTGTTCAGCCAACGCCGACCTCCCGTATATGGCGATGAGCTGCTGACTGACAAGGAGGTGTCGCACCTGCTTAAAGTGAGCCGCAGGACATTGCAGGATTACCGAAGCAACGGCATACTGCCTTATATTCAGGTGGGCGGCAAGATTCTGTACAGGGCTTCCGACATAGAGCGTACCCTGATGGACGGCTATAGGGAGGCGTACCGTTCAAGAAAATGAAAATCCATCCCGTTCCTTCTGCCTGCGGCCGCATGAAAAAAGGGACACCCGGAGGTCGGTTGTTCTTCCTTCCTCCGGATGCCCCTTGCTTTTTCTTTCAGGTGTCGGGCTTATTTCGTACCGGTGGTCCTTACACTTACCCCTTTCGGTATCGGGTTGTCGAGTATTATCCGGTAGCACAGCCTGCCGTCCACATTCACCGGCTCTTTCGCCACCATGAAACCGGCGCATTTCTCGACCTTTGCCGCATCGAGTATCATGCCGGCGATGAAGCTGTTCGAGAAGCGGGCGCAACGCGGGTCGTTCCAGATTGTGAAGCCGTTCTCGTCATCCGAGACGAACATGTACCAGTCCTTGGGCTTGTCTTCGTCCCTGGCGATACACAGCCTGTTTCCTGCGTGCAGGCTCAGTTCCCTGCTCAGTATCCGGCTCAAATACATGCTTCCGTCACGGCATACCGTGATGATCCGTTTGCCCTTGTAGGTCAGTGCCGGATGGGAATTGCTCTTGTCATAAACTGTCAGTTTCATAATCATCGATATTTTTTCGTTATACCTTGTTTTCCTTTATTCGTGTCATGCCGCCTCTCCGGCCATGATCAGTCTTCTTCTGGCGATGAACTTCCTGTTTGCCCGGACGGATTCCATCATCGCCTGCGCCCTGCGTGTCACCACCGAGGTCTTCTCGCCCATGTGCCTGGCTATGGTGCGGAATGAGCTTCCGGTCTCGTAGAACCGCAGCATGAATATCCTGTAATCCTCATAGGAGAAATGCCGCCTGAGGAACTTCTGTATGTCCCTTACCAGCCTGTCGCATCCGGTCAGCATCTCTTCCCGTTCCTCTGTCTCTTCCGCGCAGTCCGTCTCGCCCAGTCTTGCGAAATACTCGTCTCCGGGACTGTCGTAACGGCTTTCATCCCTTGCGCCCGACTGTAGGATTCTCCGGTAGCATCCGAAGAAATAGGATTCCAACTCATCGATCCCGCCGCTTGCGAACATGACCTGTTTCCTGACTGCCAGATAGGCGTCATGGAATGCGTCCTCGTCGATTTTCCCATAGATGGAGAGTCTCTCCTTCAATCTCGCGTATGAACGGTTAAACCATCCGTTGAATTCTTTTACGTCTTTTGTTGCCATATCCTTTTTTCATTTATCTGTTAGACATCCGGCCCGTGGGCACTCTTGTTTCTTTGTATGCCTTACAGCCGTTCTACCTCCGGAAAAGCGTCAAGGCTCGGCAGGAAAAAATACCGGAACGCAAAGCGCGAGGATGATTTTTTCCCCGCCGACCCGCAGGGCCCGGCCTTGCGCTCCGGTGGGGAACGGCTACCTTTGCTTCAAAGAAATGAGTGTGTCCTTTTCTGCTTTTTACCGCCTGCAATTATCCTCTTGCGGTGAAAAGGAATGTCTGACGGTGACACATGCCGTCCGGTTTGCGGACTGTTTCCGTTTTTTTGTTTCCTTCGCACAGGAAACGGTAGGAACAGCTTGATTCCGCCGTTTCGTTTTGCATGAAAAATCAATGTCAAACTTAAAATTACAGGAATATGGAAGTAGTGGTCATAGACAAGGCGACTTTCGAGAGGATGCTCTCGGGATTTGAGATTTTTGCGGAAAAAGTTGAACGGCTCTGCCGGGAACAGGAGGACTTGGGAGAAAAGGAGTGGCTTGACAGCGATGACGTGTGCAGGCTGCTTTGCATCAGTCCGAGAACCTTGCAGACGATGCGGGAGAACGGAACGCTGGCTTATACCAAAATAAGCCACAAGGTATATTACAGACCGGAGGATGTGAAGTCCATCTTTCCCGTGACGGAAATGAAACGGTGTATAACAGCCGGCAAGGAAAGAAAATGCAATGTAAGCAACAAACAAACCAACAAGCCAACCAACAAACCAACCAACAAACAGATATCTGACTTATGAATGACAATGGCAATATCCGGCTGCTGACACCGGAAAACGACATGCGCGTGAGAGCCTTCCTCTCGTCGCTGGAAGAACTATCGGAAAAGGTGGAGAAAATACGTGAAAACAACAAGCCGTCCCTGGACGGGGAACGCTATTATACCGACAAGGAACTGGCCGTCAGACTGAAGGTCAGCCGCAGGAGCCTTCAGGATTACCGAAACAACGGCATACTGCCCTATATCCAGATAGGCGGCAGAATCCTGTACAGGGCTTCCGACATAGAGCGTACGTTGATGGACGGGTACAAGGAGGCGTACCATCAGAATGGAAGAACCAGGTTTTAATATTACCCCATATTATGGGCATCCGCCAAGTTCAACTCTTCATTTCTGAATCCGCATCACAGGTTCACTAAATGATGCGGATTGGTTTTGTAATGCAATACAGATACACCCTTTATTGGGTATATAGTAATGTTACACCCTTTTTAGGGTATATTTCTTGGCTATGCCAAATTATATTCATACATTTACAGCCAAAACAATAGATAGTAATATGTTTGCAACCATCTCGGCAGATATAGTTTCATCCACTTCGTTATCCGTGGATGAAACTATCAGACTAAAGCAAAGGATAGAGGCCCTGTTTGCTTTGCTCAAAACAAAATACCCGGATTTTTACGGTCGTCAAATCAAAGGCGATTATATCGAGTGTGTGATGCAGAATGTATCCAATGCCCTTCGTATCGCTCTTGTTATCAAATCATGCATCAAGTCTTTCCCTATTACAGAAAACAAGAAGGCGAAGAGCTTTCAGACATATGGTATCAGGACGGCTATCGGTATTGGAAACATGCGTATAGTGGACACGGAACAGGGCATTTGGGATGGCGAGGCCATTTATATGTCGGGGCGTTCACTTGAGGGAATGAATGCCTTGAATAAAGGGACTTTGTCTGTATGTACAAGTAAAAGACAATTATCCTGCCCCTTACAGACGGTCGCATTGCTGACCGATGCCATCATGAATGACATGACCCTGCGCCAGAGCGAGGTCATTTATTACAAACTGCTTGGATTGAAGGAAACGGATATAGCCCGAAATCTGGGAATATCACAATCCGGTGTAAACAAGGCTTCATCGGCTACAAAATGGTATTGCATAGAGGAAGCCTTGAAGTATTTTGAACAGATAAATTTTAACGAATATGAATAGTTGGCTGTTTTTAAGTTTGCTGTTGGCCCACGTCATAGCCGATTTCTACCTGCAAAATGACAAATACTGCTCACAGAAAGAGGAAAAGAAATTCAGAAGCTGCTTCCTGTATGTACATTCGCTTCTTGTAGCTGTAGTATCATGGGCTTTGGTTCCGGTCAGCGATTTCGGGTTTTATGCCTTGACCATTGCCCTGTCACATCTGGTCATTGACCTTGTCAAAGCCTATTGTCCCAAAGGATTGTGGAGTTTTGCTCTTGACCAGGCTGCACATCTGGCAATATTGGCTGCTGTGGCTACCGAGTTTGATATCACCACTGAATTGCCTGTACAATTTGTGGATTATACCGGGAACTTCTCCATGCCTTTATTCATACTGGCGGTACTGTTGTGCATCAAACCTGCCAATGTCCTGATCAAGCTGGTTTTGAAAAGATACCAAATCGGAGAAACACTATCCTGTGAGAATATCAAAAATGCCGGAGCATTGATAGGAAACCTGGAACGTATTCTCACAATAATATTTGTAATAATAGGCAGGTATGAAGCAATCGGTTTTATCATAGCCGCAAAATCCATATTGAGGTTCAAGGATACGGATACAGCAAAAACCGAGTATGTCCTTGCCGGAACATTTCTAAGTTTCGGAATCGCTTTGCTTTGCGGACTGATGGCAGCATAACAGGATGGAAGAGCTGCAAAAGAAATACGACACGCTTGTCGGGAAATATAATGCATTGCTTGCCGAGAACGAAGAGTTGAAATCAATTCTTCTTCAACACGGCATTGTCTATTCCGTATCGGAAATCTCTGATAAGGAGCCGATTTTTTCTCCTGTAATATTTCCTTCTGTCAATTTTACGCCTGATGAGAAAATAGCATTGTTCAGCAGTTTTTTCAAAGGAAGAACGGATGTTTTTGCACGAAGATGGTTCAGCAGGACAACGGGAAAGGGAGGCTATCAACCGGTCTGTACCAATGAATGGCAAAGAGGAGTCTGCGACAAGAAACGATACAAGTGCCCGGATTGCCCGAATCGCAACCTTGCTCCTCTGACAAGCCGGGAAATCTACCGCCATCTGGAGGGAAAAGATGAATACGGGTGTGATGTTATAGGTTTATATGCTGTCACCCCTGACAATAAATGCTCTTTTCTTTGCGCTGATTTTGATGACAAGAATTGTACTCACGGATATAAGGAAGATGTGCTGGCTTTCATTGCCGTTTGTAGGAATTGGGGAATTTCGTACAGTATCGAACGTTCACGCTCCGGTAACGGGGCGCATGTATGGATATTTTTCGAAGAGCCGGTTGCTGCCGGTAAAGCCAGGAAATTAGGCAATGCCATCCTTACTGAGGCCATGAAGCGCAACGGACATATTACCTTCAATTCATACGACCGTTTCTTCCCCAATCAGGACAGAATGCCTGAAGGCGGATTCGGAAATCTGATAGCCCTTCCATTGCAAGGCAGGGCACGGAAAATGGGAAACAGTGTCTTTGTGGATGAAAACTTCCTTCAGTTCAAAAACCAATGGGCTTATTTATACAATGCAAAAAAGCTTAACGAGCATGACTTGGACATGTTATTGGCCCGGCACAGACAGGAAGATTTCGGTTCGTTGGCAACTTCTTCAGAAACAAAGCCTTGGGTGCTTCCTGTATCTCAGGATGTCACGCAGAAAGATTTTAACGGAAAACTGAAAATTAAAAAATCGGACAGACTATACATCCCCCTAAACTCCATATCCGAAAAGGTGGCCAATCATCTCAAGCGTATAGCCGCATTCAAAAATCCGGAATTTTACAGCAAACAAGCGATGCGCATCTCTACCTATAACATTCCGCGTATTATTTGCCGTGCAGACTTTACGGATGATTACCTCGCCCTGCCCCGCGGTTGTGAGGATGCCGTAACAACTATGCTGGAATCTCTTGGAGTTGCTTATAAAATGATTGATGAAACCAATCACGGCAAGCCTGTTGCCGTTGCATTCAAGGGCAAGGAACGTGACGAGCAACTTGATGCCATCAATTCCTTAATGCCATACACGAACGGGATATTGGCGGCAACGACCGCTTTTGGGAAAACAGTAACAGCAGCTGCTCTGATTGCCCGAAAAAAGGTAAGCGCACTCGTGCTGGTACATTCCAAAGCGCTGCTCCTGCAATGGCACGAACGCCTTACCGACTTTCTTGAGATAGAATTTGCCGAGCCTGCCACGTCAAGAAAACGTGGCAGGAAAAAAGTGTTTTCTCCCATAGGCTGCTTGGATTCAACCTCAAACACCTTGCATGGAGTCATTGACATCGCCCTTATGCAATCATGTTTTGAAAATGGCGAGGTAAGACCTTTTGTACGTGAATACGGGATGGTGATCGTGGATGAATGCCATCATGTTTCTTCCATAACGTTTGAGAATGTACTCAGACATATTACGGCACATCATGTCTATGGACTTACTGCCACACCTATCCGCAAGGACGGACTGCAACCCATTATCTTCATGCAGTGCGGACCAATCCGCTTTTCGGCAGATGCCAAGACCCAGATACAGAAGCAGTCATTCCAGCGTTATCTTGTTCCAAGATTCACATCCTATCGCTCTGTAACTGACAACAGGCAGTCGTTCGCCTTATTGTCACAATCGCTTGCTGAATCCGAGTTACGGAATACGCTCATCGTGGAGGATGTGTTAAATGCAGTAACGGCAGGAAGGACACCGATTATCCTGACCGGCAGGACATCGCATGTAAAGCTGCTTTCCGAAATGTTAAAACCGCATATCGCCAACGTCATTCAACTGACAGGAGAAGGAACAGCCAAAAGCAAGCGTGAAGTCCTGCAAGGATTGCATGACATTCCGCAAAATTCCCCTCTTGTAATAGTCGCTACCGGAAAATATGTAGGAGAAGGATTTGACTATCCCCGGCTTGATACGCTCTTTTTAGCCCTCCCCATATCATGGAAAGGGTTGGTTGCCCAGTATGCAGGCCGTCTGCACCGGGAGAACGAAGAAAAAGCCGATGTCCGTATCTATGATTATATCGATATACACGAACCTGTCTGTGAGAGCATGTATCGCAAGAGGCTCAAAGGCTATTCCGCCATCGGCTATCGGGTACTTTCCAAGGATTGTCAGACATTGTTTGATGCAACCGAAGGTTTACAGTCGTCTCCGCATGAAGAACAGATATTCAACGGTATAACATTCTGTCAACCGTTTATAAAAGAATTAAAAGCCTCAAGACAATCCATTGTGATATCTTCCCCTAAGCTCTATCATATGGAACGAAATAAATTTGTCAATATCTTGAAAGAACTCCAAAGAGACGGTATTGAAGTGGCCATTCTTACATTGACAGAAAACGGGCAGTCGGATTATCTCAGAAGACAGGGGCTGTTCGTAAAGATTGTACCTGAATTATCATTATGTTCATGTATTATGGACAAATCCTCCGTCTGGTATGGCAGTATCAATATCCTTGGCTATCCGACGGAAGAAGACAATATTATAAGAATTAAAGATATAAGACTTGCAGAAGAATTTTTGGATGTCATTTACAATAATGGCAATGGCAAGTAATACAAAAATGAAATCATAATGCAGCAGATATAAGGAGGACACCGGCTAAATGTATATTGTCAAATCACTTGTGATACATTATATTTCAGAATTTTAAGCATGAAAACAGCGAATGAAGACAGAAGCAGTTCAGCCGGACAAGGGCGGATATTGGCAGGTGGTCGAAAAAACGGATTGATTTTTTGGAGGGAGCGCAGTTTGCCGCCTGCCTTTTTCATTGTGTTTCAAAAAAAACGCCCTCCTATAGAAAATCAGAACAATCAGAACAGCATACGGACCGGTAGTTTCCTACTGTCTGTATGCTGTTCCTTTTTTGTTGTATCGACTTTTCCGTCGGTCGCTTGTTTCCGCTGCCGTCAGCCTTCCCTGTACAGACGTGAAAGGGGAAAGGTTTTCGGGCTGAATACGCTTTGCCTGCAAAGGAAGATTCTGCCCGAAACGGCACGGCCGCCCGACCTTTTCACTTTCAATGAAGTCTGTACTAACTTCATGGACGGCGAGGAAGCAGGCGGCTGCGAAATGGTTATTGGCTGTCAGAGCCGGAATGTGTGCGGCTCTGGCTTCTCTTTTCCATCAGTCTGTCCATTTCCCTTGAAATTTTTTCCTCCGTTATCCTGGCATATCCCTGTGTGGTGGAAATATTGGAGTGTCCCATCATCTTGGCTATGCTCTCGATGGATACGCTCTCTGAAATGAGCAGGACCCCGAACCCGTGCCGGGCCTGATGGTACGAAAGGTCATCGTGCCTGCCCAGGATCACGCCGATTTCCCATATCTCGTGCCAGATGGAATCCCGGCTCGGCAACGGGAACACGGGACTGTGCATGTCGGTGGTATTGTACAGGGCGAGTATCTGCTCGGCTATCGGGTGCAGGGGGATGAACGCTTCCACCCCGGTCTTCTTCCGGCTGATGCGGATGAACCGCCGCCCCTCCGCCGTCGTCCCGATATGACACGGATGGAGCTGCTTGATGTCGGCATAGGCAAGCCCGGTGAAATAGGAGAAGATGAATGCACGCCTGCCCAGTTCCGCACGTCCTTCATTCAGGGGCATGGCCAGTATCCTTTTCATCTCTTCACGGGTGACATACTTGTGCTTGGGCGCGGTTTTCTTCTCATATTCGACATTCTCCACCGGATTGGTGCGCAGGATCTCGTTGTCCACAGCAAGATACAAGAGGCGGTTCAGCCAGCAGAGGCAGCGGTTGGTCTGCGAGGTGCTGAAATTCTTGTTCCTGATAAGGAATGCCTTGTAGTTCCTGCCGAAGTCTTCCGTTATTTCTTCAAAGGCGATGTCCTTCTTCCCCAGTGAAGCAAGGTAGTCCGTCAGGTACTTCTGGAAATACTGTGATTGCCGGTAGGTGGAGGTGGAATTGATCTCCCTGCTCCGTATCCTGAGACGTTCACGCTCTATCTCGCCCATCCGGAGCAGGTGTGTCGGAACGACGAACTGCCTTGTCACCCGGTTCTTGATAATCTCCGCACTGACGACACCCTGCGTCCTCAGAATTTCCTCGTAAGTCTGTTCGATATACTTCCGGTACTCCTGCAGCCTGGCATTTTCCCTTACCGTGCGTATGGTCCCGGTTCGGGCGTTCCAGTCTTCCGGCTTGCAGCATATCCCGGTGGTGATGGCGGTGTTCCTGCCGTCTATGGTGATGCGGCACATGACCGCCGTGGTTCCGTCAGCCTTTATCTTGCCGCGGTTGATATAGAATAGTATGGAAAAGGTACTTCTCATGATTCTCATTGTTTATGGATTATAGAACAAGTTTCAAATCTCCGGTGGCTTCGATGAGCCTGTCCATGTCCTCGAAGAGCTTTTTCGGGGTGACGCGGGCATAGACCTGGGTCGTCTGTATGTTGCTATGCCCCAGCATGCTGCTGATGGTCTCTATCGGAACGCCCGCTTCAAGGGTGACGAGCGAGGCGAACGAGTGGCGTCCGACATGATAGCACAGGTTCTCCTTTATCCCTGCCAGTACGGCCAGCGCCTTCATGTGGTTTCTCATGCTCGGATAGTGGATCATCGGGAACAGCGTGTCCCTGCTGTCATCATGATATTTCTCTATCAGGGCGACGGCTTCCGGCAGCAGCTTCACGCTTGCGCGGAGCTCGTTCTTTTTACGGCGGTATTTCAGCCATAGCTTGCCGTCCTCGCCGGTGTACAGGTTTTCCCGGGTGACGGTCACGGCATCGCTGTAGGCGACCCCGGTATAGCAGGCGAAGAGGAACAGGTCCCTTGCCAGACGGTGGGTCGTGCGGTGCGGGGCTATCTCCACGTCACGGATTTTCTCGAAACTTTCACGGCTCAGTGCCTTGGGGGTCTTGACGGTCTGTTTCGGAAGGACATAGTGCTGGAACATGAACCGTTCGGAGTGTCCTTCCTGATAAGCCCTTTTGCACGTTTTCTTGAGAATTGCCAGGTAATGCCGTACGGTGTCCACGGCATACCCTTTCTCGTCAAGGATGAAATTCTCATAGTCGTGGATGAACTGTTCCGTAAGCTGCCCGAAGGCCAGGTCTTTCGTCTTGAATTTGGTTTCAATGAACTCGCGCATGGTACGGCAGGTAAAGTCGTATGCCGGATAGGTCCCTTTTGCCCGGTCTATCCCGATACGGCTCTTCACCTCATCCCTGAGGGCATCCAGCATTTTCATCAGGGTCATCTGCGTCTTCATGCTGCCCTGGAAGGCATCCTTGACGGAAGCGGCGTCAAAATCCCCCTTGCGTTCCAGAAGGGAATCGAAGGCGGCATTGATGTCAAGCAGCAGCTTGTCGATTTTCACATTTATCTCCACCGCCTCCCTGCTCTTGCCGTTCAGCCGGCTTTCACGGGGATTCCACAGCCCGGGAGTGCAGGAGAGCTTGCAGCTGAACTGCGCCATCGTCCGGTTCACGGTGATGCGTCCCATTATCGGGGCTTTGCCCGACTTGTCCAGTCCGCTCTTTTTGAGGTAGAGCAAAACCTTGAATTTTTCTACTTTCATACGCTTATAACTTTAGTTGCAAAATTACCTGTTTTATAAGCGTTCTTCGGTATGCAAAACAATGACAATCAGTGTAATATATCGGTGTTTTTAATTATCCGATTTGCTTCGCGTTACCTCGTTCCCTTTCGGTAACTGACCGGCTAACGGTTTGGTAACTGAACATCTTCAATAATCCCCACTTTCCTGCTTTTTCCACAAGTGGAAGAATATAGAGAAATGATTAGTTTCCAATGGATTACGTTATCCTTTCTTCTCGTTTCCGGTGCTCTGTTTGCCTATCTTATTCCATTGCGCTAGGCACACATATGCTACACTACAAATCGCAGCCGGTACAGACATCTTCACAGTGTCAAAAATGCTTACTCATAAGAATGTTGCAACAACACAAATCTATGCTGAATTAGTAAGTGAAAAGAAAAGAGAGACTGTCGATAAAATATCACTAAAGTAATATGCAATAAAATTGCATATCTGAAATAAACATGCAATAGTGATCAAAAGTTTTTATATGCATAGCCGTTGGGAAAATCGAAGTTTCCCAACGGCTTTTTTATTTATGTAACAATACAAAATACAGTTAAAAGTGTAAATTTTCTTTATTCGTTTTTTTATAAGTATGATTGGCGATTTCACGAAGTATGATACTTATATTATATTAAAAACCAGACATTTTGTAATCTTTTCCTTTAATTTCTGATACTTCAAAAATATATTTGCATCAAAATCAATAACAAAAAATCACTAATTATGAAAAGATTAAATTTATTCCATTTTGCTGTAATATATGTAACTGCAATATGTTCAATTACCTCAATTCCCAGATATCTGATATTGAAAGGGAACTCTCCACATAGTCTGGATCTTGTATTATACTCACTCTTCACTACCCTACTTTTTATTACAATCATATTTATGGTTGAAACAGCTTACTGTAAATATATTGTACCTACAATATGTAATTTTATTGATGTATTACAAGATCAAAGAAGTAAAAGGATTAACAAAATACAGGGAAATACGAAAAGGAATGGTAGACTATCGATGAAACTATTTCATAAAACCATTGATGATGGTAAAGAAAAGACAGAAAATTCTATATTGTACTCTCATGAGGAAGAAGTAAGATTGGATAGAGAACGTATCAAAAAAGAAAAAGATGATACAATAAAAGAAGTCTTGTCTTATTTTGAAGCTACTTTCAAAGATATACTGACAAGCAATGAAATGAGTGTCATGAAAGAAAATATTATGGCCTTAAACAATAAAACAGAAATAAAGACAGCTGTATTACGTCGTTTGAATGGAGTTACATCAAAAGATCTATACCATTTAGCTAGAAATATCGGAAAGCGGTTAGGATGCTCAAATATGCAAATAGCACATTTCATCAAAAAAAGTTTTCAGCTTATGCTTGAAGATACAGAAATACTGACCATTTCCAGCAAACTCACCTGTAATGAAGGACGGTTTACAATAAAAATTATTCCTATCGGAACACCGCTCGTTGCACAATCTCTTCCCTTTTCAAGGGATTAATATAGAAAAAACATTACTACCCATTGGTTAACTTATAATCCACCAGTTAACCAATAATACACCATCTTTCTTTGCTGAAAATCAATTTAAAATGATGAAGATAAAATTAAATTTCGAGGAATTACCTCAAGCCACAGCTTTTCTATTGGAGAAGGTGGAAGAACTGACGATTTCTATTAATGAGATGAAGCAGTTATTAAAGAGACAGACAGCAGCAAAGGAAGAAATGATTGGTATTAACGAGGCTTGTGAGATACTCAGTCTGGCTAAGCCAACGGTTTATGCTCTTGTTCAGGCAAATAAAATTCCCTATTATCAACCTGGGAAAATGCTTAAATTCAAACGTACCGAACTTATGGAGTGGATGGAAAAAAGTAGGAAAAAACCGATTGACAAAGAGAGCCTATACAAAGAGATACAAAAAGGAGTAAAACATAAACCAAAATCAGGATGGGAGGAATTTTAGATATGGGAAAAATTGAAATGACAGATGAATACGTAAGAGTTGGTACCACACTCTATAAAATAGTTTTTCAACCTCTTATTAATGGTACATTTGCCAAGCGTAGAGTCCCTTGGAGTATGGGGACTTTACGTTATGATCATGGGAAAGACTTCATAGCAAGTGTTCCTAAATACGATGGTTTCTGTACAGTTCCAAGTCACGTAGATTATAAGAGGAACATCGGCTCATTCCTTAATCTGTATGAGCCGATTACCCATACCCCTCAAAAAGGGAAGTTCCCACATATACAAGAACTTATTCTTCATATTTTCGGAGAACACTATGAGTTAGGTATGGATTACTTTCAGCTTCTTTATCTCAATCCTGTACAGAAACTACCAATTCTACTTTTGGTTTCTCAAGAAAGAAACACCGGTAAAAGTACTTTCCTGAATTTTCTGAAAGCAATCTTTCAGGATAATGTCACATTTAATACCAACGAAGACTTTCGTAGCCAGTTCAATGCTGATTGGGCCGGCAAATTACTCATTGGAGTTGACGAAGTGTTGCTTAACCGCAGAGAGGATTCTGAACGATTAAAGAATCTAACACACTAACACCTCAGTGGAAAGAAGAACTGGGAGAAAACTGGCAGCAGATATATGACACCTATCTCCACACTTTTGCCAACCTAACCCTTACCGGATTCAATACGTCATACAGCAACCACTCGTTTCAGGAGAAAAAGGACGGATACACAGACCGCAAAGGAAACAAGATTAACGGTTTTAAAAACTCGGCTTTCTGTTTGTCAAACTATCTAAAACAATGTTCTAAATGGACTATTGACGAGATTAAAGAAAGACAACAGATTCTTCTTGAAAACTTCCTCCGGCTATGGCCGATGATAAAGACGGAATATGTTCCACTGGAAAAGGAATATGAGTTGGTTTCATTTGACGACGACGAATATGAACTAAGTTGGCGGCAAATCATCGGTTATCGCTACAGAAACGAACGGCATGCAGTCTCAAACTGGGTGGAAATGCTGGTACAAGTCTGCAAACTCATATACAATGAAAGTCCTTCTACAATGACCTATGTAGCCGGTAAGAATTACTGGATACATGCTTCCGAGGCCAAAGGAAGAAGCAAAGTGGCAGAACATTGTTACGTTCATACTTCTTGCAGTACAAACACCAAACGCAATATCTTGAACTACTTATTTAAAGAATGCGAGATATCGGCAAGCATTCTTGAATTTGAGCTGGTTCCACTGGCAGATAAGGTTATGGACTCCAATGAAGAGTAATTCTTTTTCATTGTTTGATTTTAATCCCGATTCACGAAAACACATCAAAAACAATAACAAAAAAGAAACAGCCACATGCCCATCATCGAAATATCATCCCTATCCCACCCCGGAGTGGAAATTTTCAGCACGCTTACCGAAGCTCAGCTACGTAATCGCATCGAACCTACCAAAGGCATCTTCATTGCGGAAAGTCCCAAAGTCATTTCCGTTGCCATTGATGCAGGATATAAACCTCTGGCACTCCTATGCGAACAGAAACACATTACGGGTGATGCCGCAACTATCATTGGGCGCAGCGGAGACATTCCGGTCTATACGGGAACAAGGGAGTTGCTTGCCACGCTTACCGGATATACCCTGACCCGCGGCGTCCTTTGCGCCATGCGGCGCCCCACGCCACTCAGCCTTGAGGAAGTATGCCGGGAAGCCCGGCGTATCGTAGTGATAGACGGCGTGGTCGATACAACCAACATAGGAGCAATCTTCCGTTCGGCTGCCGCTCTCGGCATAGATGCCGTGCTGCTCACCCCCACCTCTTGCGACCCGCTCAACCGGCGTGCGGTCAGGGTATCCATGGGGTCGGTATTCCTCGTACCATGGACTTGGCTGGACGCTCCCATCGGCAGACTGAACGACTTAGGTTTCCGCACGGCAGCTATGGCGCTTACCGACAACTCCATACCTATCGACAATCCTGCCTTGACCGCCGAACCTAAGCTGGCTATCATAATGGGTACCGAAGGAGACGGACTGTCACGCGAAACCATTGCCGGGAGCGACTACGTAGTCCGCATCCCCATGTCGCACGGCGTCGACTCGCTTAATGTAGCTGCCGCTGCTGCCGTAGCTTTTTGGCAACTTCGCACACCAGCTTCCGGAAAATAAAACAGGAAAATAAAGCCTGAAGCTTGTTTTTATTTTCCCGCTATCGCCACTTTAATCACCCCGTCCAGCCTGTTTTCGAATACGCGGTATGCTTCTTCGATTTTTGTCAGGGGAAAACGGTGTGTGATAAGCGGCGTGGTATCAATCTTTCCCGCCTCTATCAAACGGAGAATCTCGGCACAATCGCATCCATCCACTCCACCGGTCTTGAAAGTCAGATTCTTACCATACATATCGGGCAAAGGAAGTATTTGAGGATTGTCATAAAGCGCCACAACCGTAACCACCGCATTGGAACGGGCACATTCCCACGCCAGGCGGAAAGTGTCTCCGGCTCCTGCCACTTCCAGCACGACATCAGCGCCTCCGTGATCGCTGTTACGAAGTACAAACTCCTTACACTCTTCCGGCTCCGTCACCAATACATCAGGATAATGTTCACGGATAAACCGAATTCTTTCAGAGGACTTTTCACAAACAATGATACGCTTCGGTTTCTTCAGCATCACGCAAAGCAAAGTACATATCCCCGTAGGGGCCGGCTCCTATGACAAGAACCGTATCATCTCCGGAAATCTCCGAAATGCGTGCCGCCCAAAATCCCGTAGCCAGCACATCGCCTACAAAAAGCGCCTGCTCATCACTCACCGAATCGGGAATGCGGTTCAATCCCCGGTCGGCATAAGGAACCCTGACATACTCCGCCTGGCCGCCGTCAATACGGCATCCTAATGCCCAACCACCATTCACATCCGTACAGTTATTCACATATCCGTGTTGGCAGAAAAAACACTCACCGCAAAAAGTCTCAACATTGACGGTAACCCTGTCGCCTGGTTTGACCGAAGTAACACGACTCCCAACCTGTTCAACAACGCCCACCATTTCATGCCCTACCGTTATTCCCGGAACAGCACGCGGCACACTGCCATGTTTGATATGCAAATCACTGGTACAGATGCTACCAAGTGTCACGCGGACAATAGCGTCGCGAGAGTCCTTCAATTCGGGCTTTGGCTTGTCCAACAGACCGAATCTTCCATGTTCGATGTATGTATATGCAAGCATAATATCCTTCCTTAATAATCAGTTTCTGTTTTTTTGCGAATATAAACATAACATTTTGATAAAAGAGCAATAATAGATTTTTTTATAAACACCTCACACCTATATAAGAATGGTTACATTTGCAGTTTCTGCTCTTCACTGAGATTAAACTACAAGAACGACAGGAGAGGCAAGGAATAAAATCATAACTCTATTTCATTGTCTATTAAACAAAAAGTTGAAGTAAATGAGTAATTTACCTCAGTTTTTTGTACCTTTGCTTACTATATATATGTTTTAAAAACATGGATGAAAAATTAGTCGATAAAGAATATTTACTTGAGAAATTGCCCGGCAAGTACGGTTGGACATATACGATTATTCCTGAAATTAGGCCAGACCCCAATGCCCCGTTCAATTGGGTGAAAGTACGAGGAACAATTGACAATTATCAAATCAAAGGTTACCGTTTAATGCCATCTGGAGATGTAATGCCATCTGGAAAGGGGGTTCTGTTTCTGGCTGTCAATGCTGAAATCCGCAAAAAGATACAGAAACAGGCAGGAGATTATGTCCACATTGTTTTATATCCAGACAATGAACCAATAGAAATCCCGAAAGAATTTTTGTTGTGCTTACAAGATGACATCGTAGCTTTGCAGTTTTTTAATTCGCTCATTGAAAGCGAACAATACAAATACATCAGGTGGATATATTCGGCAAAGGGGGAGCAGACCAGAGTTGACAGGATTGCCAAAACAGTAACCAAACTTGCAAACCGCAAGAAATTTGCAGACAAAGAATAATGATTACTATAAACCCAAATGCACAAGCTTCTATTTTAATAGATGAGCCTACAATAAGTGCTGGCGAAAAAATACTATCTTTCTTTTTTCTCGTCAGCACTATTTTTGTACTTTTGCAGTGAACAAAAGAGTTATTTTGAAAGCAATGCAAAGCAGAGCGCAGAAATGAGTACAGTTGCTAAGTCATTACCTCAAATTCCATTAGCCACTCAAACTACTTTTATTTGAGCAAGTTAGCTTTTCTTTCCAAGATTACAATAAACATTTTTGATAAAAGAGCAATAATAGATTTTTTTATAAACATCTCACGCCTAATAAGAATAAGAATGGCTACATTTGCAGATAGTTATCAGAGTCCTCACATAAACCGCAATTCACAATGAAAGAAAAAGAACTTGCATTTTCAGATGTTCCCAATAATTTCCTATGGTGTATCAACCGGCAATGCAGTAAAGCAGAAACTTGCCTCAGGCAATTGGCAGAAAGGCTTTCGCCGGAAGAGCTTATATCTCGCAGTGCCATCAATCCCAAGCATTTAGCCAAGTTCAAGAATGAGTGCCCTTACTTTTGCTCCAATAAGCAGGTGAGGTATGCCAGAGGCTTTCTCGGGATTCTGGAAAACCTCACCGCCAAACAAACACACTTCTTCATCAACCGGGTCATCAGTAATTCCAGCCGCCGTACCTACTATCGTGTCCGCAATGGCGAACGGGCATTATCTCCTGCCGAGCAACAAAATATCATAAACATACTCAAAGAGTGCGGAGTAACTTTCTCCATTGAATTCGATTCTTACTTTGAAGATTATTATTGGAGCAATACATTATGATATGCCAACCTTTGCCTTTTAATAGGCAAGGTTGTGCCTATTAAAAGGCACATTTGTGCCAGTTAAGTGGCACAACATTTAGAATATAGCCTTATGATACCTGAGAGTTTTATGTATTAAGAAGAAACAAAAGAGTAAAAGAGAACAGGCTATTTACCATATATTTCACTATCTTTCCTCTAAAAAACAAATAAGACCACCTCCCTCTCTTTCGGCTTGACAGAGGTATCATTCTTTTTGGCATGTGTTGTTATGGGAGACTACTCTGTTTAGTCTCCTGTTTTATATTACTTTCCTCTTCGAACTCGAAGTTCAGACTGGCTTTCAATTCTTTATTGATTTCTCAGACAGTTTGCAAAACGGAGTTTACTCTACCACAAAGATACGGTCCTTTTCATCAATAAAGTTTAAGTTTATGCTGCTTGTATTCTTCTTTTATATTCTGGATTGAAAGCCTCTTTTTTTGATAACATATTCCAAATCAGAACAAGTAACTTCCTTGCAACTGCAATTAGTGCTTTTTGTTTGCTTTTTCCTCGTGCCAATAATCGTTGATACATTTTCATGAACCTACTGTCTTTTGTTCTAGCCGCACTCCAGGCTGCTTCCACCAATATTTTACGAAGGTATTTATTCCCATGGGTGATTTTTCGGGATTTAATTTTTCCTGCACTCTGGTCATTACGCGGTTTAAGGCCTGCCCAACCTACAATTGCGGATGCGGTTAGGAACATCTTCATATCCACTCCGATTTCAGCAATGATATTGGCAGCACTCTCTTCCTTTATACCCGGAAGAGTTTGAAGCAATTCCAATTCTTCGCAATAATGCGCTTCGCAAATAGCCTGCATCTTGGCTTTATTTTCACTTTTGTGTTGTTCCATCTGCATACGTTCGTCACGATACTGACGGAGTATATCACGGTCCGTATCAGATACAAAACCATTGAGAGAATCTTCGACAACCTGTCGCCCGTGCTTGTTCAAGGTACGTTTATGAATTAAAGTTACCAATACTTTCGGATTACTCTCTCCCGATATAATGGCGTTGACAACCTTTTGATAACCTTTACAGGAGATGCAGGAGACATAGTTGCTAATACGGATATTACAGCGTTGAAGAATCATATCCATACGTTGTTCCGCATGAACGATGTTTTTGGAGAGTTCATGATTGCGACGCTCATATTGGCGCAAACATTGAATCATACGATCCGGAACGTAACTACCACGAATCAAACCTTTCTGCAGAACTGTAGCTATCCACTCAGCATCCTTGACGTCACTTTTACGACCGGGAAGCTGTTTGATGAAATAAGGATTGACAAGTTTCAGACTAAAGTCAACAGACAAAATATTCCAAATTGGAATCCAATAGATACTTGTACTCTCAAGAGCAACTTCACAAACATGATGAGAAACAAGCAAATCACGTAACTTATCCAGCTCAGGAGTCAATACACCAAAAACAGATTCGATTTTTGAACCGTTTTCATACAAGATACACATATAAATGCTATCTTTGTGAACATCAAGACCACATACTCGTCTCATAATAAGCCAATTTATAGGTTAATAACTGGAGACCTAAAGATAACAAAAAATTGTGTACCAAGAGTACGAATAAGGCGAAAGAGAGGGAGGTGGTCTTGTTTTTTATTGGACTGGCATAAAAATCCAAGGTTTTTATGTAAGTTTGCAAAAGCATGTCAAGTGGCATGCTTCCCATACTAACGAAAAGACATGAAAGGACTTACAATCAAACAAGAGAATTTTTGCAACTACTACATCGAAAGCGGCAATGCTTCCGATGCTTATCGTCGTGCCTATTCGTGCGAGAAGATGAGAGACAAACAAGTGTGGGAAGAATCTTGCAAATTGTTGTCTAACCCAAATGTAGCCCAAAGGGTTAAAGAGTTGCAGGAGGAACAAAAAAACAAATCGGATATAACTAAAGAACGCATTCTACAAGAATTGTCCGGTATAGCTTTCTCATCCATTGCCAGCATGCACAACACATGGATAGAGCGTAAAGAATTTGATGAGCTCTCTGACAAAGAGAAATCAGCAATAAAAAGTATATCTACCAAGATATTGAAAAAAAATATCGGAACAAGTGATGCTCCGGAAATTGTAGATGTTGAATATGTGAAGATAGAACTTTATGATAAGATAAAGGCTATTGAGCGTATATGTAAAATGCTTGGGTTTGATGAGCCTACCGAAATAGAGATGAATACCAGCAAACCCATAAGTGTCGAGGAAGCAAAGAAACTGATAGAAAGGCTATGATGGACGGTGTGCGGTATCTACAAGCATTTTGTATGTCGGGCGTTCTCAATTACACAAAATTTTTCTTTAAAAGTAAAACAGGGCGCAAATTTGTGGTGAGCAGACACCATGAACGCATATGTAATGCGTTGGATGATGTTATTTCCGGAAAAATTCAAAAACTGATAATCAATATTGCACCACGATATGGAAAGACCGAATTAGCCGTAAAGAACTTTATATCATACGGATTGGCACTCAACCCTTCCTCAAAGTTTGTCCATCTCTCATATTCTGACGATTTGGCTCACGATAATTCAGAAGAGATTAGAGACATAGTTAAATCAGAAGAGTATCAACAGCTGTTCCCGTATGTCCAGATAAAGAGAGGCACAGACAGCAAAAAGAAGTGGAGTACCACTGCTGGCGGTGGTGTATATGCGGTATCAACAGGTGGACAGATAACGGGATTTGGCGCTGGAGAGGTGGACGATATAGATGATAAAGAAACAGAAAAAGAAATAGATAGCATATTAAAGGGGGCAAGGTTTTCCGGCGCCATTGTCATAGACGACCCTATTAAGCCGGAGGACGCTTTGTCTGACGTGAAAAGGGAAAAGGTTAACCAACGCTTTGAAACTACTATCCGTAACCGAGTGAACAGCCGAAACACCCCGATTGTAATAATCATGCAGCGCCTGCATGAGAATGATTTGTGCGGCTATCTTATGAAAACAGAGCCAGGGCAATGGACTGTTCTTTCATTGCCGGTCATAGAAAAAGAAGCGGACGGGAAAGAATTTCCTTTGTGGGAATTTAAACACACATTGGATGAATTGCATAATCTCAATAGAATAAATCCATTCGTCTTTGAAACACAATATATGCAGAACCCTACACCTATAGAAGGTCTCATGTACGGTACATTCAAGACTTATAGGGAAATACCATATACCAACCGTGCCATTCGGAAAAATTATACCGATACCGCAGATACGGGCGGTGACAGATTATGTTCCATAGATTATGTGGATACAGAAATAGGCAACTTTATTTTAAGCATACTATATACGGACGCTCCTATGGAGGTTACGGAACCGCAAGTTGCAGCTTTGCTTGCCAAAGATAGAGTAACCATAGCTAACATTGAAAGTAATAACGGTGGACGTGGTTTTGCCCGAAACGTAGAGCGACAATCACGGATAATGGGCAATAATGAAACAGAAATAAAATGGTTTCATCAGTCGGGGAATAAGGAAGTTCGAATATTTACCCGCTCCGCTGAGGTTATGAATCTTACATATATGCCGGAAGGTTGGGAAGTGCTCTTTCCTGAATTTTATGCAGAGATAAAATCTTTTAGGAAGTTCGGGAAAAACGCACATGATGATGGGGCAGATGCTCTTACCGGAACCGTAGAAAAACGCGGAGATTTTGAATATGACAGCTATGAGGCTGCGACAGTCGCATTTTCCGGCATTCCAATTGTAGAAATACATCCACTGCTTAATGGGCGTTTTCTGTATGCGAAAGCGTATGTTGTACATGATACAATATATGTGGACGATGCGTATATAGGAGAATTGATTCCCATCAAAGAAATCGCCGCGCTGGTCGCTGGTGCCGATGTAAACATTGAGACTTCGCAGGCGATGCTTCATTATATACGCGATTATAGGGCTGAAATAGGTGATGTGTGGGCAAGGCAAGAAAATACAGGGAAACTTTCTTATATTGAAGCATTTAAGGGGCTAATTCGAGATTTTAAATTCAAGAGAGATAATAAAATGTCCTTATTTATGCGTAATCTAATGGACTATGACGGCAAAGATGTCTATGAAGCAATGTATGTATTGTGTTGTATAGCGGATAGAGTAAAAAGAAAATCAAAAAAATAATCATAAAAATGCTGTTTGTTATTTGGAATTAGTCTAAATAATATATATATTTGCACACGTAGGGTCACTACAAGCGTGTGAAGTTGCACGCAACCGTATTAATGGACTAAAACACTAAATATATGGGAGTGGCCGCATTAATTTGCTGTCACTCCTGCTTTGTATATGGGCATATTTACTAAATTTTGGAAGCCAGAAAATAAAAAGTCTATCCCGATGTATGATAATGTAAATCGGGTAGAAAGAGATGCAGCAGGAAACTACTGGTTTTTGTCCGATTTGTTTGGAAGGCGTTCCAAATGGAAAGTATATTATGACATGACTGACAATTTGGATAAAGCCGGAGCGCTTGTTTCCTGTACGCCTTTCTTCACTGTAGTTGATAAAATCGGTTCTATGATGTCCCGTGGTATTCCTTATGTGGTAGATAAGGATGGAAATGAAAAAAGGACATTTGCCGATATACGTAATATACTCAACGCTCCCAATCCGCTGCAAACATTCTCTTCATTTGTAAAGCAAATTGAAATATGTCTTAAGGTATTCGGCTATTGTCCAATTGTTCTTGTTAGAGCGACAAAAACAAGCACTCCTAAGGCAATGTGGATAATTCCACCTGAGATTTTCCATATGGAAGGAACCGGTAAGGTGTTTCGCCAATACGAACTGAAAAATATTATATCAAGTGTATATATAGACTGTAACGGAACTCGATTAGAGTTGGAGGACTATGAATATCTTGTAATATATGACAGCAATATAGTAATAAATAGCGGTGCGACTGCTGATGTCAAATTTGAGTCCGTTTCAGATAGCCTTTCCCAGCCTATATCAAACTGGGTAGCTTCTATGTCTGCAAGCCATACATTGCTTGTAAATGGTGGTCCTAAAGGCGTGCTCTATAATGATTATACTGACCAGATGGGAAATGTTGCCCTTTCCTCGGAAGATGAAAAGGATATAAAGGACAGATTTAAACGTGATTATGGCTTAGTAAACAAGGAATATCCCATTTTGGTGACACGTTACAAATTAGGATGGCTTCCTCTTGATTTTAATGCTGATGAATTAAAACTTCATGAAGAGGATAAGAGGTGTACAGATAAGATTGCCAATGCAATGGGCATAAATGCCAATCTTTTTACGGATGCCAAATACGACAACCTTGAAAGTGCTGGGAAAAAGGCTTATCAGGACGTAATCATTCCAGATAGCCGAAAGATAGCAGAATGTCTTTCAAAAGCCATATGTCCGGAAGGTGTTTTTATTAAGATTGATTTTACAGATGTTGAATGCCTTCAAACCAATAAGGAGACAGAAGCCAATACATTGGTTAAAGTTGCTGATGCCTTACAGAGATTGATAGATAAGTCTTTGATAACACATGATGAGGCACGTATAGAAGTTGCAAGATACATAGATATTGACCCGGATAATCCAAAAGGAGATTTTGATAGCAATGCAGCAAGCAGTGCATCTGTTGAAAATAACGTCAATAACAGTAAGGAAAATGGAAACAATGACAAATAAATACAAAGATAAGATGGGGATGCAGTATAAATTGTTCTCCATAAACTCGAAGGATGTCCAATATAGCCCCGAAAGCCGGACTATCAGCGGATACGCTGCTGTATTCGGAAACATGGATAAGGCTCATGATATTCTATTGAAAGGTTGCTTTTCAAAAAGTATCAATGAAAGAGGGCCGCAAAGCCAGGCAAATGACAAAATTATACTCCTTTGGATGCACGACATGTCAGAGCCTTTGGGATTTATTACAGAATTGAAAGAAAATGATAGAGGGCTTTATTTTGAGGCGCGCATTGATGAGATTGAACTTGGAGATAGGGCCATAAAACAACTTGAGTCAGGCACGCTTAATCAATTCTCTATTGGCTATGAATATGTATGGGAGAATTGCGAATGGGATTACGAAAAAGAAGCCCTGATTGTTAGAGAGGTTAAGCTGTATGAAATATCGGTGGTATCAATTGGCTGTAATGGAGAAACCGAGTATTTGGGGTTGAAGTCAATTGAAGACTACGAAAACGCTTATAAGGATTTAAGCGGTGAAATTTCCTTGTTATGTAAAAATATGAGTACAACCAAGCAACAGCGTTTGCAAAAAATTATAGCCAAAGCAATGTCACTTGCATCTTTTAGGCCGGACGGTGTTATACCTGCTCCACCCAAAGGGATGGAAGCCGGCAGTAATGGCAAAACGGAAGAAAAATCATTATGTAATTTATTAAAACTAAAATCGGTATGAAATTAGGATTTTTAGAACTTATGGACACATCCGGCTTGTCCGAAGAAAACAAGAAGTTTTTTGAATCTTTGGACGAAAAAATGGGAGAAGCCTTTGAAAAACAAGTGAAAGGCTATCTTGCGGATGAAGTGAAATTGGAAGATTTGCGTAAATCCATAAAGGATGCCGCTGATTCCATAAATGACATCAAGGAAAAGGATTTTGCCGGCATTGACAAAAAGACTTTTGAGGAGAAGGTTAATGAATTGGAGAATGCCATTTTACGTGTAAAGGCTTCTACCGAAGTAGGTAAAAATGGGGAGGTAAAGATTAAATCTGTTTATGAGCAGCTACACGAACAGCTCAAGGAGTATATTGCTGCGGACAAGAAGGGCGTTATGTCTCTTGATTTGAAATCGGCTTGTCAGTCGGCTCCCGGCAATAAGTTGGGATTAAATCTTGTGCTGGAAAAGAAAGACGCTGCAACTATTACTTCCGGGTCCCTTGCTCCGCATTACGGACTTGAGGTTGACCCAAATTTATCAGTCAATCCGAGAGCGCAAACCGTCATTAGAAAATATGCAAATGTATCAAGCACAAATAATAGGGCTTTGGTTTATGCGGAATATACAAGCAAGGACGGAGATGCTGCATGGGTTCCTGAAGGTGGGCTAAAGCCTTTGATGGATGCGACATTGACAGAAAAAACAATAACCGCTGCCAAAGTGGCTATTGCTGCTAAATTTACAGAGGAAACGCTGTCGGATTTTCCCAGCTTCGTCAATGAAGTTGAAACGGAAATGGTAAATAAACTTGGAATCAAAGAAGAGCAGGGAATTTTGTCAGGCAATGGCTCTAGTGGAGAAATAAAAGGCGTTGCATCGGATATGCCGGCATTCTCTCTCTCTACTTTCTATGTTGAGAAGCCAAATATGTTTGATGCTCTTGTGGCTGCATATTCGCAAATTGTATCCACCAGCGAAATGGCTTATCGTCCGAACCTTGTACTGATGAACCCATTGGATTACGCGTCCATGCAGTTGGCTAAGGATGCTAACGGTCAATATCTCCGCCCATTCCGATATGGAGATGAATTGATTCAGGGATTGCGTGTAGAAACGACCACAGCAGTAAGACAAGGAGATTTCATCATGGGTGATTTCTCATACTTGAATATTCGTGACTTGTGGGTATTGTCTATTACCTTAGGATGGGAGAATGACGATTTCCGCAAGAATATCGTGACTGTAATCGCAGAGAAGAGGCTGATGTGTTATATCAAGTCGCAATATAAGACCGCATTTGTAAAGGACACATTCTCTACTGTAATAGAAGGTATCACTCAAGAAGCATAAGGAGAATAATTATGGGAAAAGAATATAGAATAAACCTGACTAAGCGTTATAACGTAACATTTGTCAAGGATGGTGTGAAGTATAAAACAGGCGATGAAGTTTCAGTCGGAATGGCTCTTGCGAGCAAGTTTTATGCCGAGGGTAAAATTGAAGCGACAAACGAACTGATTAATGATGCCAGAGCGTTGGGTTGCGAGGAGTTGTTCACTAAACGTAAATCTGCGAAAAAAGATACGGTATGATAATTGACTACGAATCTTTCACCGGGTTGCTGAGTGTCGGGATAAATCCTGACACTGGCGCTCCCTCTATAACAAGAGATGCGGAGTTGGGCAAAATAGAATCATATATTTCCGTATATGAACAGGAATATTTGATTCGTATACTTGGTGAGGATATGTGTAAGGCTTTTACCGATTATCTTAACTTAAAAGAAGATTCAAAAGAAGATAGCGTTGATGATAAATGGGATAGGCTGCTTGCTATTTTATCAGAAAAATACAGCCCTATTGCTTGCTATATATTTTTCAAGTATATAGCGGACGGTAATTACAGCGTAACAAATGTGGGAACAGTAACTTCTGCCGATGGAGATGCTGTTTCTCCACAAGTTTTGCAAATTAGGGCATGGAATGATATGGTAAATATGAACAAGCGTGTTTATAAACTTTTGCAAGGAAAGGAATATGCTGGTGTATGTTTCAATCCATGTATGTTACGTAAAATAAACTGTATGGGAATATGAAGCCGGTAAATGATATATTTGCGGACATTGTAAAAAAGGTATCGGAAAGATACGGAAGCAATGTGTCGTTTTTATTCGGAGACTGGGCCTACATAAGCAATCAATTAACTTTATGGGGTAAAAGTCCCAAGACAAGTAAATTGAAGTTTCCTATAATATGTCTTTATTCTCCGTTCACGGAAGATAGAAGTTCTGCCGAGACTGAGGTTAGCCTGGAGTTTATTATTATGGTAAACACTTTGAAAGGGTATTCGAATGAAGACCGGCAAAAGACTTCCTTTGAGCAGGTATTGCGACCTATATACAATCTTTTCTTGGATGAAATCAAGAAAGACATAAACATTGTCCGTAGTTACAATGATGTGGTTCCACATTCCTACATTGAAAACTACAGATATGGCAGGGTTGGGGTAATAGGAGAAGACGGGAAGCCATTCAGTGATTTTATTGATGCTATCGAGATGAAAAATGTAAATTTAACCATTAAAGAAGTAAAATGTTATGGCAACAGATTATAGAAAGTGTCCGGGCGTTGCAACTTTTAATACAGGTAGTTCCGTGTGTGTGCTTGACCCCGGTAAAATAAAAGCTATCATACTGACTATTCACGGTCATAAGATACCTACAGAGAAAACAGCGGAAGCCTTTGAAAAGGCTTGCCATGCAGACCGTCCGGGAAGAATATTCCCTATCAAAACGATTGTGGAATATGCACCTTCCGGTGGAGAGGCGCAAACTTCTGCTACGGGATACGGTCCTACTAAAATCACAAGTTATTCAGCTAAAAATGATGTATGGACTTTGCAGGACTACGATGCCAGCTTGAAAGCAAACATCATGGTGGCAAAGAATGTGGCATTTGATGCTTATTTTGTAGATGAGAACAACGTCATTTACGGAATGAATGACGGTACGAAAGATTTGGCGGGCATTCCATTGTCCGGCGTTTATCCGGGCGGTCAGGACTGGGATTCTTCCGGCACAGAAGCCAACTTGACTATCGCAACCATGTTCAAGGATTACGAAAAGTATATTAAGAACGCGGATGTGAGAGCTTATGATTTTGATGTCGTTGACGCATTGAAAGGATTGGTATATGTTGATTTGGTATCAACAGAATCAAACAAGTACAAATTGATTGAGCACTTCGGAAATTTGGATATTACGGAGTATTACGGTGAATTACTGGCAAAGAATGCAGAAAAAGCGTTGGACGGGGCGACAAGTGCTTCTTATGCTAACGGGGTCATTACTACCGTTGGCGAGGGCCCCGTTACCCTTGCATCTCCCTCTGTATTGCAAGAAGTCGGAATTACAGGTATTGAGGCTTGGACATGATAGTAGAAGGTGTAACATTCAATGAAGAGAGGGTGAGAAATATGAAGAAGAGGGACTTCATAAACACACATAAGAATGTGTTTTTTCTTGACCGACCGCCCGAAGAAAGGGAGAAAACCCTTTCGTCCATCTACGATGATATAGCATCTTCCGGTGCGGCAAGACAGAAAAAAGATGATTGTATATTATGATGGTGGTATCGTTTAATTAGGGGCGTTCATTCGCCCCTAAATTGTCTTGACTATGGCTAACATTATTGAAGCAGAAGAAAATTTCAGACGGTTTGCTACCGGATTTGAACCGATGATACGGGATATTATGGTAAAAAACAGAGAAGAAGTTTCCCAATATATTGTAGAACAACTATGGTCAGGTATTAACGGAAATGATAAACCATTACGCCCTACTTACCTTAATGACCCGTATTTCAATACCAAAGAAGCGGGGTATTGGTATAAGAACGCCAAAGGCTATGCTGCTTTCAAGCAAAGGGTAGCCCCGCTTATGTATTCTTCGCTGATAAACGCTCCGGTAAGTTCTAAAGGGACGCCAAACCTGATAATTACGGGTGAATTTCACGATTCTATTACAGCCGTACCGATAGATAAGGGGCTAAGGATTGAAAGTGTGGGGATAAGCTTTAGCGGTGATATAGAAAAGAAATACGGACAGGCGATTTACAAGGTCGGTTCTTATGCAAGAAAGGCATTCATGGAAAGGCATATAAAGCAAGGCATTGCGGATTATTTTAGAAAATTCGGTTTATAATGGGATGTGCGTGTGAAAACAAAAAGAGAATGGCAGATATAGCCAAGATGCGTTCGCTTGCAAGAAAAGCCGCAAAGATGGAGGGGAAAGTATATATCCTTTATGAGAAAGACGGGGTTTTCAATTTTTGCCCGAGAGGCGAAATGTTCAACGGGAAACTGATTGAATATGTTTGGTTCTGATATTAAAAAAAGAACACTGTTTTTTGTATAACCCCCGTAATTTTTCTGCCTTTAAATTGAAAAATATTAAAAACGGAACAAAGGCGGGAGTTATCCCGCCTTATACAATCATTTCCTGGTTATTATACTCATGTGTGGGTATTTGGTTTCATGAATTGTCGGCTTCTTGGGCTTTTCTCCTTTGAGTTCTGCAAGTTCCGCCTTGACTTCCTTAAGTTCGTTCAATAAATCCGTATATCCTTCCGTCAATCGGAGGATGTGTTGCATCATTGCTGTGCTGATTTCCATAATAGATGAATATTTGTTTTAGTCGTTATTCCTGCCATCTGCCCGCCAGCCGTATTGCTGACGGGGTATCATAACGTGAACGTTGGTCGAAACCTCAACGTGCATCTATGCTTGGTTACGTGGCAATATGTTTTTGGGTATAGTTATAGCTGTACGTCATTACTCCGTACCTGTAAATGTTTATGCTTCAATGCTATTTGATTTTTGCTATTTTCCCATCAGAAGGCTTTCCGCCAAATAGATGGTTGATGTAGGCAAGACCTTTTGGTTTGCAAAACACCTTTTGGCATAATATGTCAGGGTGGTTGTCTCTGCGTATTGGCGGCAACAGCGTCATTTCAAAGTAGCCTGCGTCAATATACTTTTGTTTCGGTTCGTTCCTGTCTTTGAAGAATATGCCCGCATCCCTTAGCTTCCCGAAAAGGGTGTTTCTCCCAAAACCGAGATTGAGTATCTTTGCGGCTTGACCTATGTCTACTTTGCCCTCTGCTTTGAAAGCGGCTTGGGCGAATGACACCAAAGGTTCCTGTCTGGCAGTTTTATCTTCAAGACGCTTCTTCTCTTGTTCTAATCTTGCCTTTTCCTCACGTTCGTTCTTTAATTGTGTGGCAAGGCTGATAACAAGGTCGGGGTTGTTTATCATTTGTTCCAAAGTTGGCTGAGTGGCGGTCATGCCGTATTGAAGAAGTTCTTTGATGCGGTCATTGCACCATAAATAGAAATCAGGAGAAAGCCATTGAGCGAAGATTAATGCCAAATCCTCATGTAACCATGTGCCTTGATTGTTACCTCCTTGATTTACAGTAACTAAGTCCGTTGCGGGAATTCCCGTTTTGGCTGATAATGAGCTAATTAACTCATTTGTCTGTTTTGTTGACAAAAAGTCATTACAACGTTTCCCGAACGGTTTAGCCATTTCGGTTGCATTCACCATAACACTATCTCCTTTCAGAAAGGTAATAGGACTTCCGTTGTATTGGAAGATTTGATTTTCATTCAAGTGTAGCATAAACAATGAAAATTAAAAGTTAATAAATAAAGAAAGCAGAGAGTTTCTCCAAGTTGCTACACTTCCATATCGGCTTTGGGGCAAATATGTACGGAGAAACCTCTGCTAATATTGTAGGCAGTAGTTTAATATCGGGCACAAAAAATCCCCAATCCGAATATGTATATAAAAGTGTAGCACCGCAAAGATAGCCCTTATCTTTGAAATAGCAAACCTCTTATTAGAAAATTAATTATTTGGATTACTTTTTTCTTATTTTTGATTGGTCGCCCAAAATATTGTATTATATTTGCTGTACAATATAATACAATGTAATACAAATAATAATATGGAAGCAGTAGTAAGAAAACAAACTTCGTTCCGCTTGCGTGAGGATTTATTGCAAATCTTGCAGGAACATGCCAAAAAAGCGAACAGGAGTTTGAATAATTTTGTAGAAAGCACCTTAATGGATGCAATGTATTCAGAACCTAATGAAGAGACGGTTGCAGCCATAAACGAGGCGCGTTCCGGTAAATATGCCGGGGTTATTGATACCAGTAGTATGGAAGCCTTTATAAAATCTTGTGAGTAGATGAAGCAGTTGCACTATTCGACACAGTATAAAAAAGATTTTAAGCGATACCGGAACAACCCATCCAAATTGAGCAAGTTACTGGAAGTGTTTCGTATGTTGGAGAATGAAATAGAACTTCCGGAGAAATATAAGGCTCATGTCCTGATTGGTGAGTACAAGGATTGCATGGAATGCCATATCGAAGGAGATTTTCTCCTTATATGGTTTGATGAGGGGAGCGATGTTATTGAAGTCCTTAGGCTTGGAAGCCACTCTGAACTATTTGGGAAAAAGAAGTGATAAACTATTTATAATCAGTCTAAATTACAAAGATTTCCGTTAAAAATATTGTCAAAATGATTTATTAGGAATTACTTTGCAAACAAAACTTAAAACAAATATCTTTTATGTAACATAAAAAAATCTGATAACATTTAAAGGCTTATGAAAAAACTATTATTTTTGTTTCTGATTTTGCTATCAGTAACATCATGTAAGAGCACTTATTATGAAATAGGATATTCCCTTGATTATAGAGAATATGTCAAAGACCCTAACTTTGTAATTAATCCTACTGAAATTGGGAATAAGGATTTTACTCCCGTAGGTCCAATATATTTGGAGTTTCATTCAGGAAATAAAGTAAAAAAAGAAGATAGAAACTATGTGCATGAAAAAAGAAGCATATCTATTGGAAAATATTATGTCCCTACTTATGAAAGAATGATTTCATCCGCAGTTAATAAAGCCAAAGAGATGGGCGCAAATGGGATTATTTCGTTTAGTATTGAAAAAATAGAAAAGGGTAGGTCTAATTTACCGGTATATATAATCAGTGGAAATGCAGTGATATACTAATTGTATTCTTAAGATTATTATCAAATAATAAAGCCAGATGTAATGTCTGGCTTTTTAAACAAAACCTAAAAATATTTATATGAAAAATACGATATTTACACTTATTATATTTTTATTAGCGGCTTGTTCTTCTTCTAAAGAAAAAATAGATGCATCGCAATTTGTTGGGGATTACGAATTAAGAAGCTGTTTTGACGAATCTAATTTTTTCCCAGATGCGAAAGGAGGATGTGAAATTATAAACAATGAAGGAGTTGTAAAAATAGAAATGCGAGTAGATAAAAATTCAAATGAGAGCGTTTCTGTCTGTGGATATATTGAAGGAGATAAAGTTAGGTATGATAATGGAGAACTTTTTGGAGAAATTTTAAACGGAAAAAGTTTTTGGATATATCAAAATAATGGAACAGTATATGAATTTTGGAATAAATATTATAATGGGAATAATAACACAAATGAAGGGATTTCGGAGAGATGTATTGCTATAACCAAAAAAGGAACAAGATGTAAAAGAAAAGCTGAAAAAGGTAGTTTATATTGTTGGCAACATAAATATAATCATTAATTTATATATACATCATGAAAAAAATATTATTTTTACTGACCATTTTAATGTTTATTCCCATTTTGGGAAATTCACAAACTATTAGAAAAAAAATTGCAAAAAAAGGAAATATATTTATCAATAAAACAATTGTAGACGGGGGAGAACCTATATATTTCCTCATGGGGCAAAATTCGGAATATAGTAGAATTATAGATATTGTATCTCCTTTGTATGGCAAGAAAGAAGATGTGATTTCTTTTTTTGAAGGAGCCATAAAATTATACAATACTTATAAAGGAGAAAATGTATCCGATGAAATAAATAATGTTGAAGTAAGTTTATCAAAAGTGCTTGGAAGTACAGTGATATTTGTTCAAGACAAAAAAAGTAATGGGTATTTAACCATGAAAAAAAAAGATTTAGATTTTTTCTTATCAAAAATGAAAGAAGAATGAAAATATAACAAACTGTATATGCATTTCCTCTCAACTGCTTATTTAAACAGTTTATAAATAATAAAGCCAGACACTAAGTTTGGCTTTTTCTTTTTCTCTTCCTTTTTCTGGTTTTCATTTTTGCCTTTCTTATTTAGAAAATTCTAAATAATTCAATATCTTTGTATCACCATGTGATGTTGCATGGCACTCAAAATTAGGACTTATGGCAAACGAGTTTGTAATTACCGATGTAGTAAGCGATAAAGCTTTAAATCAACTAACCAGCCTGACTAATAAATTTACGGAAGTTAAAAAAGCATATGCGGAGTTAGGGAAAGAACTGGCTAAATCTTATAGTATTCCGGTTTCTAATTATGACGACTTGACTAATAAGGCAAGATTATTTGAAGAGATTCAAAAAAAGTTAATTACAACAGAGAAAGAACTTGCTAACATCCAAAATGAATATAAGGCTCTTTTAAAAAACATTGCAGAGGAGACCCAAAAAGCCACAAAAGAAGCTTTGGAGCAGGCTAAAGCAAATGATTTAAATGCGCAAGCAGAGTTAAAAGCGGCTAAAGTAGAAACGGAAAGATTAAAGCAGCAAAAGATGCTTAATCAAGAAAAGAAGAAACTTAAAATTACCACGCAAGAAGCTATTGCTTTGACAAATAAAGAGGTTCATTCTATTAATGAGGCAAAAGAGCAAAATAAACTGCTTCGCATTGCAGTTTCCCAAGTTACTGATGCAGAAGATAAAGACAACAAAGTGCGTCAGCAATTAAATAATCAGATAGCTAAGAATACAGAGTATATACGCAGAAATACTGATTCATATACTAAGCAAAAGATGGCTATTGGGGCATATAAGAACGAAATAAAGGCTGCAATAGTCGAATTACAAAACGGAAATAAGACGTTTAAAAATTTAGGAATTGTCGCCAAAGGATATGGAAATATCTTAAGGTCAAATGTAGCAGGCGGACTCAATGAAGTTAGAATTGGGGTAGGTTCTATGGTAAAGGGAATGGTTGGAGCACAAGCTGTTATCAGTGGGTTTCAAAAGCTCATAGGTTTATTTAAGTCAGGTGCTCAATCTATTGTTGATTTTGAAGCTGCAAATAGCAAATTAGCAGCAATTTTAGGTACTACATCTAAAAATATAAAAGACTTGACAACTGATGCTCAACGATTAGGTGCGGCAACTAAATATACAGCATCACAAGCTACTGCCTTACAAATAGAACTGGCTAAATTGGGATTTTCTAAAAATGAAATTCTGCAATCAACGGAGGGTATTTTAAAATTTGCCCAAGCTACTGGCGCAGAGTTGCCAGAAGCAGCAGCTCTTGCAGGTGCTGCACTTAGAATGTTTAATGCAGACACATCAGAAACGGAACGATATGTATCTGCAATGGCTGTTGCTACAACCAAGAGCGCTTTGTCTTTTTCTTATTTGCAAACAGCGATGCCTATTGTGGGTCCAGTGGCAAAAGCTTTCAATTTTCAGATAGAAGATACTTTAGCCTTATTAGGGAAATTGGCAGACTCTGGATTTGATGCGTCTATGGCCGCGACAGCTTTAAGAAATATATTCCTTAATCTTGCTGATAGTAATGGACTATTGGCTAAATCATTAGGTGGAGCGGTAAAAACATTGCCTGAACTTGTGAATGGGTTGAAGAAGTTAAAAGAGCAAGGTGTGGATTTAAATACTACGCTTGAACTCACTGATAAAAGAAGTGTGGCTCAATTCAATACATTGCTTACTAATATTGATGCGCTTATCCCTTTAAGAGAACAGATAACAGGAGTTGAAGAAGAACTTGGGAACATGGCAAATACTATGGGGGATAATGTACAAGGAGCAATTCTTGGATTGTCTTCGGCATGGGAAGCATTTATGTTATCTTTCAAAAAATCCACTGGGCCAGCAAAGAATGTTATTGATTTTTTTGCAAGAGGTATTAGGAATGTAGCTAATCAATTAAAGGACGCCAATCAGCTACAAGATGATTATAACAATAGAGCAGTTGCTATGGCTCAAAATGAAATGGCTAAATCCAATATTCTTGAAAAGAATGCAAGAAACATGCAAAATTTGTATCAAGAATATGTACAATCTGGTATGAAAGCCGATGAAGCCGCCATAAAAGCTAAAGAAGAATACATTGAAACTTTGAAATCAAGACTTGAGTTTGAAAATACTGATTATCAATTAGCTATTGCCAACCGCAATAAATTGGAAGATGAATTAAAAAATAGAGGTTTTTTTACTATTCTAACTTCATGGAAAAGAACAAATAGTGTTATTAAGGAGGAAATTGATGTTGCAACTAAAGCCGCTGCCGGTAAAAAAGCAATATCGTCTATTACAGAATCATTGATAAACCAACTTAATAAAATTGATTTAGCAGGGAGTAACGCGTCCGATGCTGGCAATAATGGAATATTAACGGATAAAGAAAAGAAAGCTTTGGAAAAAGCCGCTAAAGAGCGTATTCGCATTCGTGAAGCTTTACAACAATCCGAACTGGATTTAATGGATGAGGGATTAGAGAAAGAACTTGCTAAAATATCATTGAATTATAACAAGCGAATTGCAGCTATTAGAGGCAGTTCTAAGGAAGAACAAGCAACCAGAGAAAATCTTGCAAAAGCAATGCAAGAAGCTTTGGAAGATAAACAATTATCCTATGGACTTGATAAAGAAAAGTCTCAAATTGAACATAAATTAGACATTGTAAAAAAAGGGAGCGAAGAAGAATATAGATTAAGATTGGAATTGCTCGATAACGAAAGGGAACAAGCTATAAATGCTGCTATAAAAAACGGAGAAGATGTTTTTCTTGTTGATGAGAAGTACAAAAGAAAACGATTAGATTTAGAAGAAAAGTACGCCTCTGAAAAGAATAAGAAAATACAAGAATCTTATTCTTTTCAATCGGTTATTATAAATGCTGCAATGTCTAAAGAATTAGATGAAGCAGCTGCACAATATTCTCAAGGTTTAATAAATAAAGAAGATTATGAAAGGAAGAAGCAGGAAATAACAGAAAAATATGCTATAAAGCAAGCACAATTAGCCATTGATTTAGCCAAAGAACAACTAAATACACCAGGTCTATCGGAAGAAGATAGATTAAAATTGAAAGAAAAGATAGCACAAGCTGAAATTGCCCTTGCAGAAAAGGTTAGGGATGCAGAAATAAACGCAGTAGATAAATCAGCTGAAGTTAACAAGAGGAAAATGGATAAAATAGCAGAAACTATTCAAGCTATATCTGATTTACTGGGAGGATTTGCAGATTTGGGAACTGCTATTTTTGAAAGAAAGATGGAAGAAGTGGAAGCTGAACAAGATGCTAATGATGAAGCATATGATAGAGAAGTCGAAAGAATAGAAAAACTTGAAGAAAATGGTGCAATCTCCACCGAAGAAGCGGAAGCTCGTAAACGTGCCGCGGAGGATAAAACAGCAAAGAAAAATGCGGAGCTTGAAAAGAAAAAAGCCGCATTGCAGGAGAAGCAAGCAAAGTTTGACAAGGCTAACAATATTATACAAACGATAATGGCTACATCTTTAGCTATAATGAAAGCATGGACTAATCCATTCGCTGCTCCTGGGATAATCCCATTAATTATAGCACAAGGAGCAGTTAGCTTGGCGACCATAATAGCCCAGCCCATTCCCAAATACGCCAAAGGGACAAAAGACCATCCCGGCGGTTTGGCAATAGTAGGTGATGGCGGCAAGAAAGAGGGTATCGTGACTAATAATGGGCTTTTTATCACTCCTGATAAGCCGACATTGGTAGACCTTCCGGCGCATGCGCAGGTAATCCCTGATTTGTCATATATCTATGACCGTAGAGGGCTTACTTCTGATTATGGTTTATTGGAACAAAAGCTAAAGAATATGAGAGAAGAGGGGATTGTTGTTAATGTAAACAACGATTACAGCCGACTTGAAAGAAAGATGGAAAGTAATACCAAACAATTGCAGAACATTGGTCGGATTATGAAGAAAGCCAACCATATCGCGGATTATAATTGGATTTCAAGCAGAGTATAAGATATGATATATAATGACTTAAACAAAATATGCCTTTCCCGCTTTATAGACATATTCCTGGGGGATATTGATAAGGTTGTTCAAGGCGGAAGATATAGTATCAGGGAAAAGGCTTTGGCGGCCGAGAAGCTATGCAATGAATACTTATCAATAATAGGGGGAAAGTCTGTTTCCGCTCAAATAAACCGGAAAAATGAAGTGCTGAAAATTCAAATCCGATTAAATTGTCTTGCCATATGTCAGGAACTCATTTCTTCCGGAAACTGGAGTGATGCTGTAGAAGTCATGTCTGCTTTGGGTTATAAATTCAGAGAGGACGAACATGATAAGATAAAGAACCGGATAAGCAGCGTTTCCGCTTCCGACAATTACCGCCTTGCAAAATTGCAGGAAACATCTCCTGATATAGGGAAAATAAAAATGGATAGGGAATATTTTACCAAAGAACGCGTTTCTTTAATGTCCCATGTAAAAATGCACATTGATGAAAACACGTTCTCCGCCAAAGAATATGCCTATATGGTCAGGCGTATGTGTGATGACATAGATGCCATGATACGTTCAACTTCAAAAAAGAAATAGATATGTATTACAGATGTGAACTGTTGATAGGCGGAATGACATATGACGCCACAAATGAGCTTGTTAATTGGGACGATGTAGAGATGTCTTTCAAGAGAGGGGATTATGACGGAGTTGTTCGTAGTTTTTCCACAAAATTTGAGTTTGCCAACGGCGCTTATTCGCTATTGCTGAAAGAATATTTGTCGAATTACCTGAACTCATCTGCAACACTCGTGTTTTATACCCGGAATAACTCATGGCTGTTAAATGAAAAGTTCAGATGTGCTTTGGACTACTCCACATTTTCCTACAATGATACGACGTGCGAAATAAATGCCGTCGACAACAGTCTCGCAAGCTTGATTAAGGCAAAGAAAGGCACGCAGTATGAATACCCGGTAAAAGAAATAAAGGAGTCCCAACCTTTGGATTATGACAGATTGTTAATGAACAGTGATATAAAATGGTCTATACCAAGTGACGCAGAGGAGCCTAATGTTTCCCATGTAATGACTGCTTATCCTAATGCTTATTATACTATTCCTTTTTATATGTTAGGACAACCGGAAATTGCAACAAAGGACATTGTAGAGGTTTTTGATACGGCTGAAAACCGATTTGAAAGTACGGAAAGTCTATTCGGAGAATATCTGTTCAAAAATATATCTGACAGGGATTTGACCATACGGATAAAAGTAAAATTCAGTGTATTCATTACGTATCAGAGACCAGGCGTATCCTTCCCGATATATATACGGCTTTCCTCTTATAATGAAAATAGTAAAGAGCTTAAAATATATTATCAATCCGCTACAATTCAAACATTTAATACATACACTGTCGATATTGATGAGAATTTGACAATATCTCCAGGTGAGATGATTAATTTCAATATAGCACTTGCAAAATCTGACCCTATATATCAAAATTTTCCCGTTAATTTTAAATTCAACAGTCTTGACACACCGTTAAATATAAGTTTTTCCGAGCGTGGAAAATCTGTAAAAATAGATTGTATCAGTCCTAAAGTATTGCTTAACCGTTTACTGAGGTCTATAACTGATAAGAACAATGTAACGGGTGAAATCGCCACCGGAGTAGATGAGCGTTTAGACATGGCGATGATAGTTCCGGCAGAAAGCATACGAGGACTTCCCAATGCCAAAATATATACATCTTATACCAAATTCGCCAATTGGATGAGCGCGGAATTTGGGTTTGTCCCTGTAATCGGTGACGAGAAGGTGACATTTGTTCATCGTGATACTTTATTCCAAGATACAGAAATAAAGGACTTGCAGGACAGCACTTCCGATTTGGAATACAATGTGAATGCCGGACTGGTTTATTCGGGGGTAAAAGTCGGGTATGACAAACAGGATTACGACAGTGTAAATGGTCGCGATGAATTCCGCTTTACCAATGAATACACCACCGGCATTACATTGACAGATAACGTATTGGAATTAGTTAGCCCATATAGAGCCGATGCTTATGGTATGGAATTTCTTGCGGAAAAAAGAGGTGAAGATACGACTGATAGCGACAGTGATAATGATATATTCTTTGTTGGAGCGTCACTTGACGGAGAAAAATACAAGCTTGTAAGGGATGGATATATAATATCCGGTGTCATATCTCCTTCTACTATGTTCAATGCCATGTATTCCCAAAGGCTTATGATTGAAGCAAACGCAAGGTATATAGGTGCTTTTGCCAACGCGTTGGAGTTTACATCATCTGACGGTAACAGTGATGTGACAATCAATGGAGTTAGCGAAAGGTCGAGCATTGTATTGGAAAACAAACTGTTCACAGTAGGAGAACTTTCCGTCAAGACCGGAGATTTGGAAATACCGTCAGACTTGAAGGGTTACATTCGGGTGGAAAGGAACGGACATATTTATAAAGGCTACGTAAAAAGTGCAAGCTATAATTATGGACGACCGGAAGCGGTAAAATATTCTTTGATAGTCAAAAGTGTGGATTAATAGATGAGGAGATTTCATATAAGTCTATCAGGCACTCGTTATTTTACAATGTATTATTTGGAATTGGTCTAAATAGTATGTATATTTGCGCATGATGTGTGAAGTTACACATCACTATAAAAGGACGAAAAGACATGGTAAAAGTTGGTGATGTTTGCCCTCTTTTTTTCTCACCTGTAAAAGATAAGTTTGGGCTTGATATGGACTATATTCAGAAGTTCCACGCTTCTGATAAAATCCATATACAGGTATTCACTAATGCTTCTGAGGAAGTTTCAGCGAGCCTGAACAATCTTGCCGCAGGAAATTCTACACCAATATCACTTTCCACATATAATCATAATGACAATGTAGTGATGTATTACGCCATTCTTCGAGACTTGGAGGATGCCGTATATACGGTTACAATCAACGAAGATACATCAGAACCTTTTATCGTATGCTCCTCTGACGACTTGTTAGAGGAAACTGTGCTTATCCGTTATTCCCATAAAAGCAATAACTCCGCTTTTGATAACATATTTTGGGTAGATGATATTCAGCAAGTATTTAATTTTCGTGTGGAAGCAGGATTTAAACCTGGAGGATATTCCCCTCGAATAGATAATGAGCAATATCGCAACCAAATGCAAGAGATAGAAGAATTATACGCAGTACCTTATGATGTATATAATCTTACAATAGGAAATTCAAACGGCGTCCCTTATTGGTTTGCAAAACACATAAACCGCATTTTATGCCTTTCTATGGTGGAAATTGACGGGACAAGATATGTCCGTTCGGAAAGTTCTGTTCCGGAAATGACGCAAGTTATTGAAGATAGCCAGTTGTTCCATATAAATATGGCTCTTGAATTACAGAATAACGATATTGCAGGTATTGGCGGCTCTCCGGAAGCTGGCTCTTCCGCCTCTTTCCCTGCATTCCTGATAGACCACGCCAAAGATGGAGAGATGTTGCAATTCAGCGCAGAAAAAGCTGCATTTACTAATGTTGATAAGGTTGAGGTATGAAAAAAAAGCTTAGTAAAATATTATGGTTTGGTGATGCTCTTAATGAAAACAATCAGGCAGCTCCCCCTGCTTTATCTCCGAGTGATGAAGAGCATTTACAAGGTCTGAATCTCGGGGAAATATATATATGCGTCGCAGATGCCGACCCAGCACTGTTCATCAGGACTTCCGCCGACCGAATTGTCTACTTTAAGGCTCTTGATATAGAGGCTTTATCCAAGTTCTTTATAAGAAAAGACAGACCGGACGAAGCTGGATTTTTAATAAAGTTCTTAGGTGGATTGTTTTCAGACTACATCCAGTCCATGAACTTTTCTTCCGGTGCTCTCGGTGAAGGCTTTGTTATTAAAGTAGACAGCAAGACGGGTAAATCCTACATTGAAGTGGACGAACTCTTTGTGCGTATCAAAGCGATGTTCTCCGAACTAGAGATAAAGAAACTCTCTTATGCAGGCGGGAACTACATGTTCACCGCTGCCGGAATGAAATGCGGAAAGGTTGAGGAACACGAGGATTTTTGGCGGTGCTATCTGCTGGTTGATGATGGGGAGACGGCTATCGAGAACCCGTTCAAGGAAGGTGACCAGATACGTTTTCAAGACTTCAATATCAAGCCGGGTATCTACGAGAATGTATCCAACCGTTATTATTGGCGCTTATGTGTAGGTGTTGGTGAGGATTATATAGACCTCAGCAAAACAGACTGTGACGCCAACAGTGGCACACCGCAGGAAGGCGACAGTCTTGTACAGCTCGGTAACCGCACAGACAAGAAGCGTCAGAACGCAATCACCTTGTCTGTGTATGGCGATGATGCACCGAGTATCCACCAGTATGCAGGAATAAATTCTTATTCTTTAGCTGGTAAGGAAGTGACGGTTATCAGTCCGCAAGGCAACAAGTTCATGGGAGACTTTATCTTGAAAACGGGAATAAACATTATGACCCAGTTTAAGATATTGGAAGATTTGATTTACTCTGAAATCTCCAAAGTGCTTGACGAGGTGCAGGCAAAGGATAATTACCTGTACAATGCGGCATTTGCAAGCAATACGAACGGTTGGGAGACAAAGAACGATGTTCGCTTCTTTACTGTAAACGGAAAATTCTTATTAGTGAATGGGGAGTTCTATTCCCGTAAGGACGCTATGGCTGCCATTATCAGAGATGGGGATAGAAACGTGCTTCGTATCCTTTCTTCCGGAATTAAACAGTCAAATGCTGATTTAGCCAATAAGCCTACCTATGAGGAAGGGGAAGAACCGAAGAAGTTCTTTATCTCTTTCCGGTATAAGGTAGCTACAGCCGGAACGCTGACAATAGGATTTTCCGGTCAGAACCTGCATTTCACCGAACGTCTTGAACCAGGTGAGGAATACGCAATGAAGGAGTATTCCGGCACATGGGACGGAACGGGCGACTTTGAATTGAAGTTTACGGGGGATATATACATACATTCGCTGGCTCTTGCCGAAAACGCATTCGAGGATTTGTATACTAAATTGAGTTCCGAAATAAAGCAGACAGCGGAAAGTATCAGGTTGGAAGTAAAGGAGCTTTCTGAAAGTAATAATCAGAAGTTCTCACAGATTGAGCAGACAGCGGAAAACCTCAAATTGTCTGTTACAAAAATAGAGGAAGATGTAACGCAGTTGGGGCTGGACATCAATGGGGTTACCGATGAACTTAAATTATATGTCAAAAAAGACGGATTAGGTTCAGAAATCAATGTGGCACTTGATAATATTTCCGTGGTTTCCAAAAATATATACTTTACCGGAAATATATCCGCCAACGGGAATGTGTCTATTCAGGCAGACGGGACAATAAAGGCTATTGGTGGATATTTTGAAGGAGAGATAAATGCAAACAGCGGGGTGTTTAAAAATGTAAGAACTCCTAACAACTCTTTGGTGGTAGACGAAAATGGGAATGTTAGCATTGTCGGCAAAATATCAACCGCTTCGTCAGGTACAAAAATAGAAATAGACCCAAATTCAAACAGTCTAAAGTTTTATAATTCAAAAGGATATGATGTGGGTGGAATTTCATTCCTTGATAGTGGAGCCGGAGGTACTTCTGTTACTTACCCAAGATTAAAATTAGACAATATAGCAAGTGATGGCAACTTAACTGCGTCTACCACCCTTTTTGCAGGGTCATTGTCAATGATTTCAAATTTAAGTGGTTCAAGATACCAAGTGTCTCTTGGCATCAGCGGACTTTCTTTTTATAAAGATGGAAGATTAACTAAATCATACCCAAGCTCATGAAAAAGATAAATTTTAAACAATTACTGATTGCTACGGACATTACCCGTAAGCATTGTGAAAATATAGATTGTAGAGAGAATTTTGCGAATGTATTATACCGGAACGGTAACGGTATCGCATCGCATGCACTCGCTTTGAAGATATACAACTCCAATGAAGAGACAGAGTATAGTGATGAAGAAGTGTCCCTGATACAAGAGCATGCAAATGCTTTTTGCAAACCTTTCTTCATTGACGCGCTCAATCGTGCTATCAACAATCAACCGGAAGAAGTAACCGATAAACAGGAATAATTATGGCTTGGACAGAACAGGATTATCAAGAAATAGTTGCCCGCCTTATGGCTAACTCCATAGGGGTTAATGAAGTACCGAATGCGGACAAAGCGGATGATGTAACATCATTGCCTGCATTTAAACCTTCAGGAAGCAACAGTAAAGCTTCTGTGGTCAATTATCCTTTAGAATTTTTGAAAGGAGAACAAGGCGAGCCAGGTATACAAGGCGAACCTGGGAAGTCATTTAAGGTAGCCGGCGAATACGCCACCCTTGAAGCCTTGAAATCCGCTGTTCCCGACGGTTCGGCAGTTGACGGGTTCATGGCTGTAGGTACGGAAGCCCCTTATGATTACTACGCATGGGTGAACGGTGAATGGGTAAGTCAGGGGAAGATAGGCGGCATAGAAGAAGCGCCAACTGATGGAAAGGCATACGGTCGTAAAAATGGGAATTGGGCGGAAGTTCCTGAAAAATCCGACGTCCTCACCAAAACCAACAGTGAAAGTTTCACCCCAACCTCGGACTATCAGCCTGCAACGAAGAAGTATGCGGATAATATCAATTATGGTAAGGTTATTAACGTTTCTGTGGGCACTTATCTTGTTACCAATAAAAACGAAAAAGACAGGGAAGCAATAGACCTTATAAACACCATCTTTGGTTCGGTTGATAATCTGAAAGAAATAATCCAGGATATTATAGCGAACCACACCAAGTATTATTTTCACAGTTATAATAGCAAAGATAATTGTATTGAACTTAGTAGCATTTACTCTTTTCACAACCCTGAAACTGAAGAATATAACTTGCAATGCAATATCAGTTATTATATTAATAACGGTCCTGTTTCCAAGCGTATGGGATTTAAACTAATGCCCAATGATGAAGACTGCGCTGCCTCTATAGAAGATATACTCACTTCCGATAATCTACAAAGAGTTGTTAAACGTACTAAATCTGAATATGATAGTATCGGTACTAAAAACGAATATACAATGTATGCTACAACAGATGCTTGATATGAGAGATAAGAATTTAGAGCGGAAATATAAACCCTGATATTAAAAAATGGAGATAGTTAGATATGGTTAAAATTGGAGCTACATCTATTAGTAATCTTGCTGTTGGAAATAAAAATATTGATTTGCTTAATATCGGCAATGCCATTTTTTATGCTGGCTATCCTTATCCTTGTGTTGGTGAGAATAATTTAACCCCCATTACTCTTCAGCAATACATTGAGTTGCCTTATTTTGAAGACCCGCAAAATTTTCAAGTAGCCCTATATTTTTCAAAATATATAGAAAGTTTTGAATATAGAATTGTATTAGCTGGAATAGATAGCGGTTTTAAAGTTTGTCCTCTTAATGAGCGAGTAATTCCTGATGTTTACGGTTCTGTCACGAATTACGGTAATTATGCTGTTCTATTAGGTATGTGTGCTCCTCGTTATATTGCCAACGAAACGAGCGCTCCAACGATGCTTACTGAATTTAAAATTGATGGTAAATTATACAGCTATAATTATATAAGAAAGTAATTATAAGAATTGAATTTAACTTATTTGATTATGAGAGTAAAAGTATTTTATGAAAACTGGTTTGCGAAACTCATCCTCTTTGGCGGCTACACAACTATAATGCTCTTCGGCTTCATCCTTACGAAGCTGAAAGAACTGTCCGAAGCAACCATACGCCATGAACGGATACATCAGAAACAGTTCTTCGAGTGCATGGAGATAGCGGCTATCCCGTCCGTATTGCTGGCATTCCATGTCAGTGCATGGTGGTTGTTACTTATCCCGCTATTCTACTACATTCTTTATTTGGCAGAATGGTTTGTAAGCTTCGTGTACCATCTGTTTACAGACAACAAGATTGGGGATGGCAAGGTCAATAAAAACGCCTATCGAGCGGGCGCATTTGAAATGGAAGCCAAACTCAACCAGGATAATCCGAATTACTTGAAAGAACGCAAATGGGGTGCATGGTTCCGCTATTACGGTAAGATATGA